TGAGAGTGTTTAGACAGAACTCTCAACTGTATTTATGCTAGTTGATCATGAGTCTCACGATATTTCTCTAGAGCCTTGGCTCTAATATCGGCAAGTCTGTCCATGATTTCATCTGATAGGTCATCAGTGTCATCATCGCGGATGTCAACTCTGACTAGTCTGAATCTACCTGCTACCGGTGTTGCGATATCATCGTCATCAGGCAAGTCAACGGGGTCAGCGCCCTGGACAATCAGGGATTTCCTGTAAGGATTACTTCTTAGTATCTTTACTCTTGGAATTGCTTTTGGGATCTGCCTTGGCTGGTTTAGCCGCGGCAGGTTTATCCTTCTTCTTTTTTGCTAGTTTCATTGGCTTTTCAGTTGCGGCAGCTGGCGCTGGATCAGCCGCTAGTGCTGACAAGCTAAATGCTACCATGATGATTGCTAATAGATGTTTCATTTTGTTTCCTTTAATTTTGAATTAGAACTAACTTGTAACAGTTACAGTCAGCAAAGAACATATATTCTTGGCGATAACCGTATGGTATTACTTGTGGCTGTTGAACTACAACTGGTGGTTGCTGAACAACTACAGGCTGCGGTCTTGTTAGAGCATATGTTACTATGCCACCAATGATTAGTGGTGCCATCCAATCGCCACCATGATGCCCGTGTCTGTGTCCATGACCGTGATGACCATGATGTTGAGCTTGTGCTACCGTAGCAACACAAAGCGTTAATAGTATAAACAGCTTTTTCATTTTTGTTCCCTCTATAATATAACGCCTCAACCTCTTGTTTCGTTGACTTGCTTACAGAGTATTTATGAATTGTTCTACCGTTTCAGTGAGGTGAATCATTGTAGAGATACTGCTATCGTATACTACCACGTATAGTCGAGTCTTTTGATACATTAGCATATACGGACAAGGCATCTTGCGATCCAGTTTCAACACATCCTGTGTCCAACTGGTAATGCTTACTTCGCCCTGAAATGGATGAGCAAATGATTCTATGTCGGCTAAGTCAAATTGTTCAGCACCATAGATAGTCAAGCCAAGACCGCCGTTTGGCCTGATGTTCTTCCACCATGTTTTCATGGCTGTGTCAAAGTCAGCATCGGTATACTGGGGGTTAAGAATACCTAGAACCGCCTTTGTGATCTTTGCTTTGTCTTTGACGAATGGCATCAGTCTGGATAAACTTTAGTACCAGTTGTTAGAAACACAACTGAAAACTTATCCGTATTGAACTGCTTGTTTAATTTACGGCACAAGTTTCTGGCATGGCCTGGATTTGAGAACGAAGTCTTTTTGTATTTTGGCACAACTGAACTGTCCAAGTAGTGTTGGTTCTTTAAGTTGATAGGTTGATTATCGTAGTAGACCGCCCAGATGCCGCTTGCTTCGACAATCTGATCGACCTTGTACGTTTTCTTATCAACTAATTCAAGCAACACTTTGCTTGGTGTTCTGCTCATTTACTCGCTTCTTTCATTACTGTATTTAGTGCCTGTTTGCACTCGGCTGTCGTATTATACGGGCCTTGATATTCGTAGCGTTGTACAAAGATGTACTTAGGGCAGAACTGGTGTTCCCACTCGCCATTCATCTTGATGTTGAAGTGACCTGCTACATAATAACACTTGCTGTCGGCTGTCTTTGTGTACACGTGTAGCTTACGTTGTACATCATAGAAGTTGTTGTGGGTCTTACCGTCAGTTGGCCAATGAGCATAGGTTAGCTCAGTTGACTTCTTTGTTTTTTGTGGCTTCTCAAATACCAAGTGAATGTTCTTTTCGATACTCTTGGTAGTCGAGAATGTGTGAGTAGTACCACCAATCTTTACGCTATAGCCCTGCGTGTTGGCTTCAATGTTACCAACTTTTGTAGTACCATCTGTGATAACCCACAATTGGTTCTTTACGATAGGTTTAGCGATTAAGTTTGTCATTGGTGTTCTTCTTTCCATTTTTGAGCACGAGCTTTCATACCTTCAGGATCACGCTTGTGTTCTTCGATGGCCTCACGTAGTGCCTCTTCGACAAGCTGATTGAATGTCATGTCACGCTCGTGAGCAATCTTCATGTATTTTAACAGTTCTTCATCTGTAAAGTCAACAGGAATGGATACACGAGTATCGTAGTCACGACCATCACGAATAGCGGTTGCTTTTTCGATCCAGTCTTCCTCGGTTTCTAAGTCAACATAGTTAACATCGTCCCATGCTTCGTTTACGGAACAGCCACGTTCCTCTGATTCTACTTGATAGTCAACAAGATAGTCAGGGTTAATCATACGATATGCGCGGTCGTTTGCGTAGTCGTGTGCTTGAGCTTCATACACTACTTGAGTCTTGGTATCAAAGATAATAGTGAATGAATGACCATCGTTATCGCCACTCCAACTGTCAAGTGTATGAGCATGTGGGCCGTAGCAAGACCAAGTGAAATTGCTACCCTCAGTGATCTTGTATTCAACTGTTTCTAACCATTCTTTAAGCGTAATCATCATTTGCCTCCTCTTTGTAAAATGTAAAGTAAGCCTAAGTTTTCATCTACCTTAACGCAATCTTGTGGATATTTGTTTCGGCGCCATTTTGAGTTAACTCGTTTTAGACCAATCATCTTTGGGTTTAGTTTGTCAACAATACCCATAGCAAGTGAGTTGTGGTCAGCATAAGCAATGATATCGCCAACGGCAAGTACATTACCTAATACATCTTTGTGTTCGATATCACTCATGTAATTCTTTCTTCATTCTTTCTCGCCATTGAATGGCATCTTCCTCGTAATCAAAGTGTGGCGATAATTCAATGTTTTCATCGTGGTCATCAACCCATACATAAATTTGATCTAAGTCATCACATAGTAGTTTCATAGCCAACTCCACTTATTGCGTCTTGTTAAGTATCGATACGAAGCATTTTTTGGCACATACTTGTCCAGAAACTGCCGCTCTACTTTATGCCATTTTGCTCTGATCGGCGCTGGGGCATGACTACCTAGATAATGTAGTTGGTCGAACATTCTAATCAGGTGCTTGTGATTTCTGTCACAGTCACGATAGTATCGGGTGCGACTTTGCCAGTTGTATTCACCCATAGTATGACCAGTTTGACGAAAGTGCTTGATGGCCCAACGCTTGTTGTAATCTTGCGGTCTAAACTTGTTCATTCTTCAACTCCGAAATGTTCTAAAATATTCAATGCTTCATTACAAGTAACTTTACTGGCACATTTTCGAACAATCATCTCGGCGAACTTTTCCCACATATCTGGATGGACACTACTGAGATATGAAATGCCAGCCTGTTCAGCAAGTTCTTTAATTCGTTCGTTCATTACCAGTTCTCCACGCCAGTGACGGGGATACGAATAGTTGCCTGGCGACCGTTTACCTCGGTATCAAACTCTACATCAAGTGTACTACCGATACCACTACCATCATTGTAGATTAGTTTTACAGCATACTTGATATCATTCTCTTCCATGATTCTTTGAATGATGGCCAGTTCTTCTGGGTTTAGATAAATCTCTTTTGTCATTTTAATGCTCCTTTGTATGCTTCGTTCAACCACTTAGCATAGAATTGTGCTTGTTCGCTAACTTTATTCAAGTCGTACTTGGAACAGAACTTCATGAAATGAAATCCCACGTTGCTAATGTGTTCTGTGCGCAAGCCTTCACGAATACACTCGTCAACTGCTTGCTTGACTTCATCAGGCTGTGCGGTCAAATCGACCAGTGTCACGTTGCGATTGTAGTCGTCAAGAACACGATGCTCCACACCATCTGGGTCTGTCCAGCGATGCAACATCATATTGTTCCAGTTGAAGCCACGCTTCTCGCGGTCAGCATACGCTTCGATGAGGCCAACAGACTTCTTAGTTGACTTGGTACGAACGCCAGGATATGCCGAGAACACGTTGTCGGATGTGTCGCCGCGCATACACTTCTCGAAAAGTACAAACTTAGGGTCACCAAGTGTTTTGTGCTCACCGGTCTTTTTATCTACAATGGGCTTATCACGACCATCAAAGTAGCCTTCGACTGTGATGAACTGATCGTTGATGCCGTTGAACTGCTTGACGTTTGGTGCGATCAACTGGGCAAAGTCTGTGTCCGAACTGATAATGTAGTGTTCGTCTTCGGGATGTAGATGAATGAAACGTGCGATAATGTCATCCGCTTCTGCTGTAGGGCAATGTAGGACACTAACGTTAGTCTTGGTCTTGAGGTACTCGACCAGAGCCTCATATGTCTCCCAGTACATCTTGTCGAGTGCTAGTTCTTCATCAGTCAAACCTTGACGCTTGACAGCACGATTAGCTTTGTAGGGTTTGTAGAAGTCTTTGCGCCATGAGCGGCCCTCAGTACAGAACACAACGTGGCAACCTTCACCACCAAAGCGACGAACAACGCTTTGTACAGATGTGAACGTAAGGTGTAGACTCATGCCTACTTTTTCTTCGTCAGTACTCATACGACCCGCAACATAGCGAGACTTGAAGAACATATTGGCAGAGTCGATCAAAATATAACGCATTTAGAATTTGTCCTTTAATATGCTGATATTTTAATCTATTTCTGCCAGAATGTCAAGTGTTTTTATTTGAATTTCTTTCTATTTTTATCCATAATCTTAGTCATTTCATCGTAAGATTTGACTCTTCCGTAGAATCTAGTCTTATAATTATGACAATTATGGCATAGGGTATGAAGATTTTTGTCTTCATTGTTATAGTGATCTTCGTCGATATGATCTACTGTCAGCATACTATCGTCGTGAATTTCCGCAGAACATTCAAAGCCTAGCCTACCGTCCATGTTTTCGCAATAGCTTTTCTTCTTTGCTTTGTAACCGCCCTTGATTGCGTTTGCTCCCTTTTCCCCCTTGTAATGTGCCTTACATACGAGAAGATATCCGCCATGATTCTTGCCTTTATTATGGGCAGAATTATAACAATCTTCTATTACACAAATTGGGTTACCATTCTTATTGTATTCAATATGCTGAATAAAAGAAGACCCATCTTCATTTTCAAATAAGTGACTAAACATTAACTAATCTCCGTTCTTCCGTTTCCTAAATCTTTTCTCGTAGATGGTGGTTTAACATCATCATATGCTCTGGCAGTAAGGTCAGCATTTTGTTGTTCGTAGACCTCAAGTGCGATGTTGCGACAAACAGTTTGGAACCATCTGTCCACGATAGTGCTATCCTCTTCGTCAGGCTTGATTTGATATCCTGCTCGGACTAGGTTTGCCACGAACTTGTCATTCCAATCCAATTCAAATGAGCCACTGTTGATATTGTTTGGATCAACATCTACCTTTAGAATCGAGATATACGGCTCACCTGCGGCAGTTGCTTTTTCTTTCTCAGTTGGCTCAACTTTTTTCTCACGCTTCTTAGGCGCTTCTTGCTTTGGTTGTTCTTTTTTCTTGAACAAGTTTTTTAGTTTATCAAACATCTTTAACCTCTATCCATGTGTAATCACCAAGCCATTGAACTTGTGTGATGTATTCGTAACTGTCTGGCTTGCCTGTAAACCAATCATTAGGTCCATGTATTGCCAGTCTTGTGCCGTTAATCTTAGTATCGTATAAGAGCCAGTATTTATTGCCAGGATACAACTTGAAATCATATTTTGCCGCGTGTACTTGGTCAGTGATATCAAGACGATGTTTGATCTCTTGTGCTTGCTTTTGTAGCACCGCCACTAAGTCCATGATTCTGTTGTACTCTTGCTGGGCGTGTAGACGAGCGGCGTTAATCATCAAGTCTTTTTGCTGGGTAACAGGCACTAAGTCAAATTTAACGCCCTGCTCAGTAGGATACTCACTGACGTTTCTGTTAAAGAAGTGAATCAGTGAGCCTGTTGATGTGCTGTCGTAACTGTTTACGCCGTTTGCTGAGTTAGTAGACATTTTTGCTCTTTAGTGATTTGCGAACCTTGCTAGTTCTGCGTCTTGATTCTGTTACTAGATAGTTAGTCAGTTTCTCTGGCCATCTAGCAAATAAGAAGGGCAAGATAGCATGAATTGTACCCATGACTGCTAGTAAGAATTGTATGCCGGCAACCCATAGCCCGAACCGTAAATGTTCGATGTAGCCTTCGCCTACTTCTTGTAAGTGTTTAAAATTTAGTATGTTCATAAGTTATTAGCCATAGTAAGTGATATCTGGGGTGATGATACTTATGCTCGACGACAGGATCACCAGGACCTGTCCATATTGAAGTGCCACGCTCCGCCCATTGTAACCATAGCCACTTGCCAGTTAGATTACATCGCTTGGGTAGTATGACGAATACTGTTTCCCAATGCGCTCTACCGTAAAAACTAGAGAAGTGAATTATGTCACCACTAGCCTTGTATTGTTCATACCAATATGTCATGCCCACCTTAATGCGAATAGTGTTGCTTCAAACTCATGCTTGAACACATATCTATCGCCTATTATAACATAGTCCTTCTCGCTTTGGCAATTTTCTTTTAACCATTTTCTGCGGGCTTTGAATGTTTCCATCTCGTTGGCCTTGTCTAGTTTAGGCAACTCGATTTCATATGGCCAATACTTTTTGTTTAGTATTCTAGGCATTATGACCACCGTAAAACAAATAACGTAGCGTCTGCGTCATGTTCAAACCACCAACTATTAGAGCCATAGTAGAAGTAGAATCTACCAGTACTTGATTGTAATTGACACCAACGCTTTATTTCTTGATTGCCAGCAATACCTGGCTTTCTGGTAACCTTCGTCCAATGCCTCTGACGAACGTGTTTATCTTTGTTCCAGTACTTCATGACCACCTCAATACTAACAATGTGTACAGTTCTTCGCTCATATCGAATACATTAAAGTTGACCATCCAGTTTTGATCGATGTTTTGATGCCAGTCGATATCTTCTAGCTCGGCGAATTGCTGTCTGAACCAGATACTAGCTTGCCGAGTACAACTGACTGTGTGCCATTTTGTGCCATCTACCATGGCACTTTCTAATATCATTACGTCCATCTCAGCACCAATAAAGTATAAAGTTCTTCCGATATTATATACCGAATATAGCTCACGTGGCAACCATCATCTTCTTCTGCGTACTTCCACATTGACACATCTTGTGCTTCTACCCACGGAGATACATCACGAATTCTAACATCAACAGCAATGTGATTGCCAGCATACAGCACACACTCGTTCTGATTATTAACTACTTTGTAGTTGAGCATTCCTAATTTTCTGCTACCTTCTATTTCTGTGAATGTGAAATAACTATCAGACTCACCTGGCAGAGGCACACGTTCGATCTCTATTTTGCCCTTGTATTTTGTTTTTATCCAATCAAATATCGATTTCATTCCTGCGTCTTTCGCTCATCGTATATATTACAAGCATCACAGTAACGAGATTGACGAATATAAATGCTTGATGGTGACCGGCGCGGTTCATTCCATCGTTGCCACTTGTGAAACCCAATGCTACACCAGAAAGGGCGCTCTGATAATAAAGGCTGTTCTTTTAACATTCTAACTAAGTTCTCTTGCTCTTCTTTACTGCTCATGCCCACCTCAATATGAATAAGGTTCTGTGTGCTTCATCTTTTACTCGCCATAAGTTGACATTGAATAGTCGTTGTGCCATAGCATCACTAGAGTCACGAGCATATACTTCTACTACTATGCCGTTCTCTGCGCACCAGCGTAGCACTTCACTCTGATACTTGTTAGGTACCATGATATCACGAGCATCGCCGACTAGTTTCAAGCCATGTCGCTCAGCAAAAACTTTTGTGCCTGGCAGCGGTGTCAACGGCGGCCCCACATACCTACACGTGAGTAACCTAACTCACGCTTGATTTCTTTTCTGTCATCGCCATCGAACTCAGCAAGATCAGGATAAGGTCGACTGCGCTCACGCTTGTAGCGTTTTGCTTCACGCTCTAGGCGTTCCATGTCTTCTGGTGTTGCTCTTGGAATTTTATGCTTTTTCATGCCCACCTCAAATAATAAATCGTTGCGTCACATTCACGGACGTTGTATATTATATCATCTTGACCTAGTTGCCACAAGTCCCAATTCGTCCAATCTTGAGCATCAGGACAGTTTGCTTTGATCCATTCACAGCGTTCCCACCATGTGATGCGGTCAGTGATAACAAGTGTTTCTCTCACTGCTATCTCAACGTCTTTGATTGATACACTAACAAGTCAAAAGCAGTAGCATACTGTACATGTGGCTCCATGTGAAAGCCTGTGCCCCACATGATCCACACTCTACGCTTATATGCTTTTACCCAGAACAATGGCGTACCCATGACCGACTTTGTTGGCCACCATATGAACGTTTCAGTCCATGGGTAACAGTCGGCGCCGTCTTCGATGATTGTGTATTCCACGTTGTCTTTCAACTTTCTGTACCTCTTGTTGTCACCAATGCTTCTGTTCCAAAGTATCTTCATGACCACTTGAGTAAGAAGATGGTATATAAGTTATCATCAATGATTTCGTATCGTTCAATCTGGCCGTAATCGTGACTCAAGTGTACACGCAAGCCGTAATTGGTTTCTAGGTAATGTAAGTGTGAGTCGATTTTTGGATTGCCAGAAACATAACGCTCAGTACCCGTTAAGAACCCCGTATCAGGGCCCTCATGGCGATACTGTTTCTGTACCATTTTTATTACTGCTTGTAAGTTCATGCCCACCTCAATGCGAATAATACAGCGACCGTTTCATCTCTAAAGAAGTAGATGCTTCTATGATTAGCGTCCATCAACGAATCACCAGCATACACATAAGCATCATAATCATCATCAGCACCAGGGCAATGCTCGGACAACCAAGACGGCAAATAAATAATCTTATCATAGAAATCTTTAGGAGACTGGATAACAACCGCATGCCAATCTTCAACAGTCTCGTATAGATGACCTTTGTATCGCTTCATGCCCACCTCAATAAAAATAAATTCAAGTCGCTGTCGTTTCTGAACCAGAACTTAGCATTGTTTACATACCATCGCATATTGGGTGTCCATACACCATCAGGTGCGGTAGCGCCAAATGTTTCTACACACCAACCAATCATCTTGTCCCACTCTTGATTATGACCAAAGTAATGAATAGAGGGGTCGAATACAGGCTTGGCACAATAGTACCTACTGCCGTATACTCTGCCCTCATCAATATCTACAGTCATTCAACCATCAAGATAAGAAACGACAAAAACAATGCCCAGCCAAGGTGACCCAGAAATAACAATAGTATCACGCCAATCCATGCCATCATTTTACTCCTAAACTTTCATACAATGCTTGTGAGGCAAGGTTCTTGCCTTTTGATTCGCACATGATATCGCTATGTTCTAAGAATGATAGAGCATAGTCGTTGGCTGCCTTGTTAGGGTAGAAGTCAGAGTGAGCACGTAGCTTCTGCTTCTTGTGACCACTTTCAAGAAGAATCTTCATATCAGGTAGAGCATCATGCTTGAAGTCAACAGGCAGATGTTCATCACGACTGTATGAGTAGTGTAGCACAGGACGAACGCCGCGCCATGAATCAATCACACGCTTATATCTATCGTCGGTGGGCTGAATGTATGTACCTTCACGGCACCAGTGATGGTGTATGTCGAGTACAAGGGCACAATGGTCTGCGAGTTCGATTGCTGAGTCAATGCCCCAGGCGTTTTCTTCGTTCTCGATTGTGATTGTGTTTCGTGCTTCTGGTGACATGCGAGATAAAGCTCGGATAACACCTTGCGGACCTTGTTTACCTGAGATATGAACATTGATTTTGAAATCCTGAAATGTTTTGCCATAGCCCATCATACGAGCCATGTCTACGTGATACTCAAACTCTTCTATAGAATTAGCAACGATACCAGGATTATCGCTAGCCAACACACAAAACTGCCCAGGGTGAAAAGACAGGCGTACTTGCTTGTTGCGTCCAATATCACCCACTCTCGCAAAGTTAGCTCCGAGGAAAGCTCGAACGTCAGAACGCTGATAAAAATAACTCCAGTCCCGATGAGTGTACACAGGAAGAATATCACTGCTAAGTCTAAGCATACGTTGAGCAAGGGGGAGGTCTCCTACACGATCTACCAGCATACGCACCGCTTCTAAGTTGGCCTTCATAATTGACCATAGCTTTTCTTCAGCAACGTCTTTGCTTTGTCTATTTAGCCAGGCAACTGTAGTAGTGCCCGTGTTGTATTTTTTAGCATCGTCTTTAGCACCGACGCCATTCACCTGATGGGGATGGTCGATCCATTTACAAGCGAAACCAATTTTGGGTGTAGTATGGGCAGTCATGTGTTCTATTATACCACAAAGTTCTTAGATGTCAATAGTTATTGGAGAGTTGAAAATGATAAATAGTTTATACAAGAGAGGATTATCCATGGGTAACATTTTTAGAAAATATCTTGATATTATTCAAGATTTATCAGAATCAGTAAGTATATTCGAAGGCAGAGAAGAAGACGAAATTGCTAAAATTCAGGCTGGCAGATATGGCACAAAGGAATTATTACAGTTCAAAGCAAACATAGAATCTCGTCCTGGTCTAGAAAATTTAAAAAGAGCTATTGAATTGAGATTAAGAACCTCAGATCCTAGAGCATCCAATCGAGCATATGGCAATGAGCGAGAGAAGGCTGCCAGTGAGATGGAAGACCTCAATAAAAAGTTAGGTGACATTATCCCCCAGGGCACCAATGTAATTGGATCTGGTGTTAAAACTGGAGGAGATGAGATTCGAGGCGAACGATACATTCACAAGTACCTCAGTTATAAAAATCGTGATAACTTAAAAGCACAACTTTCTGTGATTCAAGATACCGTGGAATCAGAAATGTTTTGGAGAACGGAACTAATGATCCTGGATTCCAGTGATAGAAACCGAATCAATCACGTTGATGTTAAAACTTTTGCCTACAGTGAAAAGGCTCAAGCATTTAATTCATATGTAAGTAATCTAAAAGAAGTTATAGGAAAAAGATAATCTACAAGGCCTAAGCCTTGTAGATTTAGATTTTTTGCCAAGTAATACTAGCCGCAGTCAATCTAGCGTAGATATCATCACCCCAGGTCCAATTCTCAGGCATACTATCACGGAGACTGAGGGTATTGTCAACATGAATACGTTGACGGTCGGATATCATAACAATAACCAAATGCTTTTCGATAAACTCAGCGACTTCTTCAATAGTTGAACCGGACTGGAACATTTCAATCACACGATTATGAATACGAACACATGGCACTACGTGTTCACGGCGTGATTTTTCTTGCTTCTCGTCATCGTGACAGAGCGTTTTGTATTCGTCAGACCAACCTTTAGTAATCATATGATCGATGCTGTCAGCGCCGAGCAGTGTCCGGAAGTTATTCAAGAGTCGTTGATTCTTTGTTTCAATCGCAACCTTATATGTTGCGGCTGTAGACAAGAAATGATTTTCATCAGCTTCCGAAAGTTCACACAGTTGCGTGGCAATGCGAACTCCACCGCCAGAACTTTTTGCTACCAACTCGTCAATGTTAGCAACAGCATCAACAATTTCGAAGAATTGATCCAGGTCTTTACACTTAATACGACACTTACCCTTGTCACTACCCTTACCTTTAGTTTCGCCAGTATGTTCATATGAGAAATTTTTGGCTGACATTTCCTCGAGTAGAGCATTTTGGCGCTCAGTACTCAGTGAATAGATATTGATATCTGCTCGTAATTGTTTGTCTTTAGCCGTGAGTTCCACTGGAGAAATAATTTTTTTCCCACGAACACTATAATTGTTTATAGAACTAACGCCCTTGGTATTTTCTTTGTTTAAATAAAAATCAGGAGAGTAACCATTGGCAACGCATTTATCATTAAACAAGTGAATAGAAATTCCAGCTTCTGAATTCCTATTCTCTGGTCTGACTTTTCCCTGATTTACCAGTTCAACAATATCACTGTAGTTTTTGGTACGCTTGCTCATTTACTTCTCCAATTTCATTCTCAATACAAGTATTGTATCATAAATGGAATTTATTGTCAATAGCACTAAAGTATTACTTTTTTACCCAGTAGGCAGGGCGATTATTCCACAATTTTGTCTTAACTTTGACGTATCCGTGATGCTTCATACGCTCATTGAACAATTTGCCAGTTGCTTTGGCTGTGGTCTTTTCATATCCGATGATATCGTTCACCTTCACATCATAGAAATCAAAATGACCAATTGCTTTTGGTCCGAATGCGTTGGCAATTAGCATAGCTTTTGGATTGATTGTCTGAACTACATAATCTAGATGGTCAATTGGTTTATCAAAATGCTCGAAGTATTCACTAGCAAATGCCAAGTCGACCTCTTCGCTCAACTCACCAGGATCGCCTCTCATAGTAAACCCATAATCTATAGCCATTTGCTTAGCTACATCCATCTGTAGAGTACCGTCTAAGTTAGTACCGTATACTTTAGCTTCTGGGAAAATCTGAGTAATCGCGGCAGTAGTATAAGCAAAGCCACAACCTAAGTCTACCATAACTTTGTCATTCATATGAGAACTAACAATACTATGTGTCACCAGTGAGTTTGGCTTTTGAATATTTCGCAGATGTTGCTTACTGTATACTTTCCAGCAAGCCCATAGTTCAGCGATATAGTCGTCATGACCGTACACAGAATAATCCGGTGTGCCAGTTGGTAACGAAGCGTACCATTGGTCGAATAGAGCCTGTAAAGCCGCTGGCATAGGAATATTTTTAGGATCGTTCGTTGCTTTACAGTGGTCATTTGCCAGAGTGGCAATCCGTTGAACGTTAATTTGCTTAATGCTGTTACAACGGGCAAGTAGATCAGCTTGTACTGATTTATTATCTGCTTCTAGAATATTATTAAAAATCATAATTACCTTTTTAAATGAAATGTGTTACATTCAGTATAGCATATTCTACATGGTCAGTCAAGTTAGAATAGATCCAAACGTTACCATGGCATACCTGGCTTACCGAAATAAATAGCTCATTTAGTCTTTTTAGTTTGTTCTGCTTCTGCCACACGTTTGCGTAGACTTGAAGAAGAGAATGAATGGTCACGACTGTTGAAGATACACTTGATATTACGGTCGGTACACTCTTTACGGCCTGAGAAATCTTGACTCTGATACTCTACGCCTAGGATGCGAACATCTAGCGGTAGAATAAGAATCAAGTCTCGTAGGTCTTGCTCAGTTTGATAAACGACGATTTCATCAACAAAGCGGCAAGCACTTAGTTGAATCTGGCGCTCTACTACCGACTGAATAGGTTTGTTCTTAGTATCAGGACGATCAATCGTTGGGTCTGTTTGTAAGCCAGCGATTAAGTAGTCACAATGATTCTTAGCTTCGCTCAACATAGCGATATGGCCAGCGTGTAGCATATCGAATGTAGAGAATGTAATGCCAATGGTCTTGCCTTGGTCTTTTAGTTCTTTAATTTTATTGAAAATCATACAGGGTATTCGATGTGAAAAATCTCTACTTTGTTACCTTTGAGTAACTGTACTGTTTGTTCTTCTTGTGCGTCATCTAGGGTAGAGTATACGCCCGTACCTAACAAAGTCCCGTTGATAGTCGCACCAGGACCAGCTAGAGAGAATAACCCTGTAGATGATTTCTGTACTACGAAATATAAGTCGTAGTATGTTGGACGATCAACGGGCTTAGTCATTAGATGTTACATCCTAGCTTACGAGCGTCATCAGCCCATTGATCCTTGAAGTTCTTGCCTGCGGAGTACTTCGAGAATTGTTGAAATGCGTAGTTGCGCATATCATAGAGTGATGATTCATCGAACTTGTAACCATAGTCGATACAGAATTCACGATAAAGTTCTAGGTCGTTTAGAATCTGACGGACTTTAGGGTTAGGAGCGAATGTAGGTTTTGCCATTTTGATTTCCTTTTAAACAGCGATTGTTAAGTTAGGTTTGTATAGATAGTAATTTTTCGTGAAGCTAATACCAGTGTCACGATTGTAAGCACTGATAGTAATATCACGCTCTGAGTGTACTCTGCCAATGACAAGATAAATGCCATCACAGAGTTCCTCAAAGGAGGGCGTAGTTTCTTTATCTAGTGAGTCTAGATAATTAACTACAGATTCGCGGACTGTTTGAAAGTCAATAGTGTCGCCTGTCTTGGCTGCTAAGTCAAACATAAATTCGATGCCTGAAAAGTCCATAGTGATACCATAGAACTTCTCGGCGGCAGTGATTACACGGGCTCGTTGCTCTGCTAGAGCCATCTCACGTTGTTCACTCATTGTTGTTCCTTTGTTTTGTGTGCTTTTGCTAGGGTGACTAATAGTTCAAACTCTTCAATCTTTTCAGCAAGACTCTTACTAGCATCCTCTAATTGAGGATACTGTTCAACAATCTTAGAACGTGCGTGTTCTTCGTCACGCTTTTGTCTTGCCCAGTTGAGTAAGGATTCTGCTTCGTATGATAGATTGATAGTAGCATGAGAACCATGTAAGACGATCCAGCTTTGACCATCATAGACTTTGATACATTGTGCTTCTAGGTCATACATCATAGAGCCTTGCATATGATTAGATGAACCGTAGTTTCTAGAGGGGCCGCCTGTTGCGCCGCCGCCCATAACTTCAATGTATCTGCCGTTACTGTTAATCGTCTTAATCATTGCTTAGCGTTGTTGTGCTGGTAGTAAGTATTCGTATTCAGCAATGCCGCTGTCAACTGTAATCTTCATAGCGCCTTGGTCACTGATGTAAATCTTCTTGTCGCCTTGTAGATCCATGATTGATAGGAACTGCTTAACTGGCCATGCCCAGCCTTTTGATAGGGTGCCTTGAACTGCGGGTTCGAAAATAAAGTTACCACTGTGTGATGAAACATCACCGAAGTAAACTTTTAGGTCGCCCTTCTCAGTCTTAGTAACGAATGTCATTTCATCGTTGTTAGCGGTAGCTTGACGTTTCATACGCTGAATGTTAGCAACTTGCGGTGCGAACTCTACGTTCCATGTAGCGCCTGCGAACTTTACTGCCTTGACTTTTTCTTCTACGATGCCTTGACTCATTAAGCGATAGTCGTTAACGAAGTCGCCCTTCTTAGTAGCAAAGTGAATGTAGCTAGGTACTTGCTCACCATCACGATCTTGTGTTTTCATTTCAACAACTGCGTCGGTTTCATAGTCTTCGAAACTTAGAATCGTGCGCAACTTGCTTAGATTAGGCAAGCCGTATGTGCCGATGAATGATGCGTGTGGTGTTTTGAACTTACCACTAACGATGACCGTACGGTCATCCGCAATAGCATTGATTTTAGTCTCGTTGCTGTTGCCTGTTACTTTGATAAGGTCAACGAAGCCCATTTGATTAGTATGGGCGATAAGGTCTTGTAAGTGATCTTTCATTTTAATTTCCTTTGATAGTGTTAATTATATATGAGTTGATAGTTTAGTCAACATTTTTTGGATGAATTACTCAAAACTGAATAAGTCTTGGAAGGTGCTACGAATGTTGGTAGTCTCTCGTAGATTCCAGTTGAGTACACCGATAATGTTCTCAATCTTTTCATCAACGAGTGCTTGTTCCATAGCGGCATCATCAAATGGTAGTTCTTTGAACCAATCTGGTAGGCGAATCTCGTCAACGGGATAAGCGATTGATGTGATACCAAGTGGATTGTCTTTGAGTTTACAAACCACAATCTTCATACCATCGACAATCTTCATCGAGTAGTTGTCACCATTCATTCTACGTAGATAGTTCCAGTTGATAGAGGCACGAGTGTGACCAGGCATGTTGATCTTCTCTGCTAGTTTGCCGAACTGAGAACTTGCCGACTTTGCCATCTTTTCCTCATACGAAGTCAGCTTCTTAATGCCCTTAGGTGAGCCCTTCTCCCAAGGTTGTAGAGTCTGTAAGTACTCTTTGAATTCACGAATAGCGGCCACAACTTCTTCACGCTCACGACCAGCAAGCACAAGAGTTAGAATCTTCATCAAGAATTCTTGAATGAACTTAGGCGTATCACTACGCTTGATATCAAGACCCGTAACTTTTACGTCACCCATCTTGCCTTCTTTGTCTTTACGCTTGCCTTCTTTGTCATACACGTTTACTGCGTACTTCTTCTTGGTCACAAAGATGCCACGATCTGCTACGATTTCTCGACCAGCTTTGATAATCTCACCGTTCTTACGTGGGCAATGGAAAGCACGTTCCATAAACTCAGGGAAAGAACTGTTGACTGATTCGCCTAGTTGATCGTAAATCTCAATAGCGGTATCTTTGTTCCAGTTCTTTGCCATCTCTTTGTCTTTGCGCAAGATAGGCCAAGCTGAGAAGTAGGCGGAGTCAGTATCGTTATAGATGATTGATTCGCCCGTGTGATCATACTCACCAGCAATCGCTTCATTTAGATACGCTGACATATGCTTAACAATCTGACGACCGGTTAGAGTTGTTGACTGACCGATGCGCTTATCATAGAAACGACAATGCTTGTTCAAGAGGGCGCCGTAGGCTGAGTTCAATAGAATCTTACGAACTAGCTGGCGCTTGTCATAGTATTCAAACTCTTCTTTGTCTGTAGCGTTCTTGGCTTTCTTCTGTAGCTCTTTACGCTCACTGTACCACTTTGTTAGTAGACCAGGGATAACACCCTCGGTCTTGTAACTAAAGATAGTACCGTTAGCACTTAGCATCCATGGTTGATTGCTGTTAAAGATTAGTTGCCACGCTTCTGCGGCTGATAGTTCATCACTACCGCCGGCTTCCCAATCAATAGTTAAGATAGTACCACGCTCTTGATTCATTACTGCTGTGTATTCTAGGGCGCCGAACACGCCTTCCCACGCAGCCGCAAATGAAACTTTCGGGTTCTTCATCTTTTCGGCAATATACCTGTCAGTAAGTACGGGACGGATCTGCCCGACAATGGTTTCTGGTGCCATGTTGAGGGCACGGATTGTTGAAGGGTAGAGTGAGTTAAGGTCGACTGCGGCGATCCACTCGTGCATTCCCTTTTTGGGATAAGCAACATAGGCACCGACCGCCCCGTCATCGTTCTGTTCTTCGTCATCGCTGTCGAAATCATTTGTATCTCTCTGTTTGTTAGGAACCATTAATCCACGTTCGTGGGCCTCGTTAATTACTGCCTGCTCGATTAGAGCTACAGAACCCATTGCTGTTTGTAGCAACACTGTGTTCTGATGGGCAATACTACATGCCAAGTCTAAGAACTTTAGCTTGTCATGAATCTTGAATAACAACATAGTATCTTGTCTGTTGTATTCTAAGAATGTCTTCCAGTCTTTGTTGTAAAGCTGGTCTAGGGTACCTTCGTACTGAGTCTTAGTCTCGCCAATTTCCATCTCACCAATGAAGTCGAGTTTGTATGAGTGGCGAGATTCATAGTTGTACTTCTTGTAGAGTTCAAGATAGTCCATGTGAACACGGCCGATCAAGTCGTATGTTTCTTCTTCTTGGTCGAACTTCATGTACTTGCGTTTCTTAGGAAGTTGTTTCCATAAGCAGAAGCGACGAGTATCGTCTTTACTCATAACACGAGTAACACGATTGACCATGTAGGGAATATCGAAACCGCTTGAGTTCCAGCCAGTAAGTACATCAGCATCTTCAATAATGTCAAAGAACATATTGAACATTTCTGTTTCGTTAGCGACTAGATAGGTGTTTTCGAATTGCGCTACAATGCCCTCAGCAGACTCAGGACTCATATGCTTAGGCGGAATACAGAGGGTGATCAGTGTTTCTGCCCAGTCTAAGTACATAGTGATAGCAGTGATTTGGTTGAACGGATCATCTGGCGGTGCGAAGCCACGCTCAGGGTCAAAGTCAACCTCAATGTCAAAGAAACAAGTGTGTAGTTTAGGTACATCTGAGTTGAGATAGTTATCTTCTAAACAACGAAATACAGGACTGATGTCAGACTCATACAACTTCTTACGGCTGTTGAGTCTGACTTCTTTCTGAAACTCGTCACGCTTGTTGGTCGATACTTTGGTTAGCGACTGACCATCCACACCACGAAACTTGCCGCGAGGATCGGCATAGTAAAAGGTATAGTTAGGAGCGAATTGTTGAAAGATTCTGCGACCATTTTTATCACGTTCTACAACGTGAATGATATCTTTACTTCGCTCGTGAAATGCGTCCACGTATGACATTAGAGAGTCTTACCTGTTGCTTCTAGAATGGTTTCGAGTACTGAGTGGTCACGTTGGGTTTGACCGAATTCTGCTTTGTGGGCAATTTTGATAGCTTTCTTGAGGATAGCTGGTTTGATGTTTAGCTCTTCGGCGACTGCTTTGATAGTGTCGTTCAAGCCTTCTGTTAGTGTATCAACTTCATGAAGAATCTGCATACCTTCTTTCATGACTTGATTGAGTTTGATTTTTTGGTCACCAGAGAAAGTTACGTTTTCTTCTTGGTAGTTACCGCTTACGTCCATTGCGTCATTTGACATTGTTACTCCTTAGTGTTAGACAATGATTTAGTATAACACAGGATGTCAAAGAGTCAATAGACTTTACGCGGTTTGTTGTCCAATTAGAAGTTTTTTGTAACCACTTTTAGTCGTTGTGGGTCTATACAAGTCATGTCCCATCTTTTTGCCGATAGCACGTTCGTTGAGAGTTTTAGATAGATACTCTTTACGCTTGACTAGATATGCCTGAATTTCACTGTATACCATTTTTATATAGCGTTTGAACACCTCGTATTCTTTTCTATTTTCAGGATTACGATAATATCTACCTACTTCAGTAGTGACGTAATCGATAATACTTTCCGCACTGATAGCAGATGCCATATACTTCAGGTCTTCTGGATCAGTAGCATCAGTAACGTTGAAATCTTTAACCATCTTTAATGCGATTTGGTGGGAGAAGGCGGCAATTTCTTGAGGACTTGCTCTATACAACTTATTGTATCTTTCGTCCTCCTCATCACTATACAACTTATCGTATCCTTCGTTCTCCTCATCACTAGAAGATGTCTCACTATCATGGCTATCATCTTTCGGATAGCTATTTAATAGAATTTTTTTCAACTCTTCAATGGTAGAATTATAATTTTTATAATGGATTCCTATACCACCAGATTTAATCCATGGTTTCAAGAAAGTATCCCTATCATCAATTAATATATTATCACTGCCGGCATATTCACTTTTGTTTGATGTAAACGAAACTTTGTCTTCGTATCCAGGAACGTAATGTTTTATCCATTCAACTTTTGCTAGTTTACTTGCTTCTGAACCACGGTCATCGTTTTTGGTATTTTTTCGCAGGGGGGCACTCAAGAATTCAAAATCTAAATTATTATATTGTAGATACTTTACTAGCTTCATGCCATCCGTCAATGGTTTAAGATTCCTATAGAATTCGTAAATAGTTTCGGGGTCACTAGCAGCCAATTTTTTTATATCATTGCCGAACTTTTCAAAATCCGAATTAAAATCAGCAATGACACCGTCCATATCAACATAAATCTTCCGTTGTTGGACGGCCGCTCGCTTTTTATGAATATTGACAAATTCACCTTTCTTCTTGTCTAAGTAACTACGATACTCGTGCTCTTTCTCGTATCTACCAATTTCGTTTTGTCTATTATGTTGAGTTACGTGTACTAACTCGTGTATCGTAGTAGTTACTATTTGGTCGATAGTTTTCTCAGTGTACTTGTCATTGTACAAACTGTACATATACTCTCTGTCTTTAGCGCCGATAGAGCGTATAACAAACCACAGGCCGTCGATTAGCTCATACTCACCATAGTTGTCTAATATGATGGTCTGAAGAATGTCTAAGATGCGTTTAGTTAATCTTGGTACAAACTTATCGCTGATTTCAATAAAGATATCTTGCGCGGTGCCTCCGGCATCTTTAGTATCGGCAAACTTATAAGCTACTCTGGTTTCTTTGTTGAGTACTTCTACAACTTCTTTTGAAATCGACCAACCCATGCCTTCCATATTGTTAGGCTCAAGTAATACCTTCTTAAACTCTTTGAATAAGCCATTAGTGAAGCCTTCGTCAAATTCAGCTTCTTCAGTCTCATGTTTACCCTTCACGCTATACAAATTTCCAATAGCACGAGCGATACCAGACTTGATTGCCATTTCAATAGGCTTTTCCAAGTGTATTGTGTTGATTGCTTCGTTGACGAATTCGTTATAGCGCATATTATATTTAGTCCTCACTTCTGAGTGTTGGGGCACGACTCCCACGTTCTCAACCCAGCAGGCGGGTCACCCGGAGTACCGTTAAGGTCCTAAGGTAGGGTGTTCTTTATTTGCCTTCTCCGCAGGCTCTACAGCCTTCCCAAAATGAATTACTGTTTCCTAATTTACATTGATTCGTTGCTGTTACGCCTTTTTGTTTTGCCCAGTTGTAACCAGCTTTGTGACCACTACAGTCTTTAGTACAGCGATAGCCTTTGAACCACAAACCAGTACGTTGAGCGTTAGCATATCGTTGCTGACGCTGTTGTAATCTACGGCGTTGCATCATGCCAACGCTGGCTTCGTTGATGAATTCGTTAGCTCTCATTTTAGTGTCGTAGTAATAGTGTGCTAATAACATTAGGATCATTTGCGCTAATGTCACCTTCACCAGGAGCAACAATCACATTATATTTCATGCCAGAAATTTTAGGTTTGCTTGTATATTCGTCATAAGAAAGAATACTACTTGGACTCAACTTATACTTCTGTGCTAGGCGTTGTTTTAGTTGTGATAGTTTATCTGGCTGAACTTGCCATTGTCCATTTGGTCCTTTTACTAAGTTGCCTTTTTGATCTTTGATTAGCAAATCTTGGAAAATTTCATCTGGAACAATGCGGGAATTCTTAGTTGTGTCTAATTCAGGATCGGCTGCTTTAACTTGTTTCTCTTGTGATGTGTGTGCGCCCTCACTCCAGTTAATAATAAAGTTACCTGGCTTCTTAGCTAAGGCAGCATTAGCCATCTTAGTGTAGGCATAGAACTTAACACCTGGATGCTTTGCGGCCATCTTCATAGCCATATCTAAGTATTCTGGACTAAAGAAGTCACCGGCATCGTGCCAACGAATAGTTACTTCATAACCACCTTTATCGCCCAGCTTTTCTTCTTTTGCAATTTCACTACTTAGTTGATTGAAGAAACCATCTGGATCATTTAATAGATATGTAAGAATCTTACCATCACTAACCCATGCGTTCTTGAATTGTACTTTGCCGCCCTTCATAGCAAAGCAGTCAACTTTACAACTGCCAGCACCTGGGCATGTGTTTACGATTACTAGTTTGTCTTTTGATTCGTCTACTGCTATGCCAGTTAGTGCGGCGAAGCCAACGTTGAAGAACTGTTCTAATTCACCATTAGAATGTTTCATCTTTTCGTTTTGCTTTAGTAGTGATTTAGGACGTTGCTTCAACTCAGCGATTACTTTGTTTTCATCATAGCGTTGACCCTTTTCATCATAGTATGTGATAACAGAACTACGATGCATGTATGGCAACTTATACTTGTCTGTCTTAGTCTTACCAGAAGTGTATTTAGGAATACCTTTCTTATCTACTTTGACTTGACCTGTTTTCTTATCAATATCGTCTGTACCCTTGATGCGTGTCATGTAGTCTTGAAACTCTTGATCACCAAATTCACGAGCTTGCGCACCTAGCAAGTCTTCTTCTAGTTCTTCGGTTGTTGATTGCGCAACAAACTCTTCAGGTGACATAATCTTGATACCTGATTTCTTCTTTGACTCTAATAATTCATAATAACGCATTTTATTCTCTTTCTGTTTTTAATACTGATCGTAAGAACCAGCCGTGTTTGCCATGAGCATCAATGCGCTCAGCGATAAAGTTAGCGATGCCTTGTTCGTTTGCTTCTTCAGCAATAGTAAATGCTTCTTTGAGCATAGCAGACATTTTCTCGTTGTCGGCATATAGCTCTTGAATCATTAGCTCGGCACGTGGTACTTTAGTTTGATCTTCAATGATAGATAATTCTCTCATACGGAGTAAACTACCTGGTGCGTATTGATCGAGTACACGAACAAACTCAGCGGCTCTATCTACCGTGTTGTCGAATACTTCGTCTGCGATTTCGTCAAAGAGACCATGATACTCGCGGAAGTTTTTGCCCTCTACGTTCCAGTGAAAGTTCTTAGCTTTCAAATAGAAAGAGACTGCGCTTGCTTGAATGATTTTAAGTTGTTCTGCTAACATATTATTCTTTCGATTTCTTATCCAGTAGGTCACCTGTTTTGCCACGCTTGCCTAGATCCCTTGTTTCCGATTTTTTCTGGCCAATTTTATCGCTGGCAGGCTTTCGGTCTTTACTAGGAATGAATTTTTCCTCTGGTAGTATGTCTTTTATTCTCATAATAATGTATTTATCAGTTTAAGTCAGGCAAAAGAAAACAGGGCCTGGGCCCTGTTATTCTTGGTAGTGTAGATTAGAACGGCGAAGCGTGTGCTAGTTCGGTTCTGATCCACTGGTTGGTAGCTACGCAGATGTATACATCAACTGTGCTGTTGCCAGCGTTGTTGAACATTCTGATCTCGCCTTGTACGCCGGTATCTGCGGCAGAAGTAGGTACTGACTGACCAAATGCGCCGGTTAGAACTACTGCGCCGTTCAAGGTTGTAGTTTGTGCCGTAATTAGTGCGCCTAGAATGTTTGTTGTGTTGCCTGAGCTACTTATGTTCACTGTAGCGGCACCGCCTAGGTTGACTGTTGTAGCAACTGTGTTAGCGATATTGATAGTAGTAGCAGTAGTTGTGATATCGCCGCCGTTGACGCCTAGATCGCCTGTTACAGTGGCGTTCTGTGCTACTGTTAGTGCGCCTAGCATTGCTACTGTGTTACCACTAGCGCCTACGTTTAGTGTAGCACTTGTTGAAGTGATATCACCGCCGTTGACTGCTAGATCGCCTGCTGTGCTGAAGTTAGCTGCCGAAGCATTGCCTGTTACAACTAAGGCGTTGCCGATAGTTGTTGTGCCAGTAGTAGCACCCATGTTGAGTGTAGTTGCTGCACCGCCTAAGTTGACTGTTGTAGCTACTGTGTTAGCGATTGCTACTGAGGTTGTGCCTGCTGCCGGTACGATATCACCAGCAATCATCATACCGCCGCCTAGCGCAGTTGTACTACCTGCAGCACCAATATTGACCGCTGTTGCTGAGCCGAATGCGTTGACTGTTGTAGCAATGGTGTTAGCTAGATTGAATGTAGTAGCAGTTGTGGTGATATCACCGCCGTTAACAGCTACGTCACCAGCAGTTACGATATTACCGCCTGTTACGTTACCTGTAGCAACTACTTGACCAGCTGTGTTGAAGTTAGCCGCGCTTGCGTTAGCAGTAACAACAAGTGCGTTGCCGAATGTTGCTGTGCCTGTTGCCGCACCGATAGCCACTGTTGTTGCTGCACCACCGATGTTTAGAGTCGTAGCAGTTGCGTTGACTAGGTTGAATGTAGTAGCAGTTGTAGTTAGATCGCCGCCGTTGATTGCTACATCACCTGTTGTAGTTACGTTGCTTGTAGTTACGCCGGTGGCACTGACTGATACTACGTCTGCTGTACTACCAGCAGAGATGTTTGCTGTTGTTGCTGTTAGAACTACGTTACTAGCACTAGTAGCAATACTGTTAGTCAACGTAGCGGCAATCATTGTAGTAGTGATGTTGCCGTCTACGTCTAGATCATTAGTGATAGTTAGGCCGTTAGTATCAAAACTAGCATTAGATGAACCAGCAACTGATACTGTAACTGCGCCGTTGTTTACGATTGAGATTGTTGATGTACCGTTAGCTAGTGTGCCTACTAAGTTAGCACCAGTGATGTTGCCTGTTGCTGTTACATGACCAGTGATGTTAGCACCAGTACCTGTGATTGTAGCAGTAGCATTGCCTGCTGATGTAATGACTACGTTACCAGCTGCCGCAGGGATAGCTACACTTGATGTTGTGTTAGCTAGTACGCCCATGAAGTTAGCTGTAGTAGTAATATTGCCTGTTGCTGTTAGATAACCAGTGATGTTAGCACCAGTGTCTGTAGAAATAACTGTAGCATTGCCTGCTGCAAATAAGGTAACGTTGCCACTAGCAGCCACGTTCACACTGCTTGTACCGTTTACAATGTTACCTGTTACAGTTGCGCCGGTGATGTTACTAGCATTTAGAACATTAACAGTCAAGTTAGCTAAGACTTCTGTAGCGCCGTAGCCACTCTTTACAACTCTGAAGTTGCCAGTGTTGTTCATACCGATAAACGCTGTAGCATCTGCTGTGTCATAGTATCTTAGTTCTAGACCACGATCACCACTTGTTGCTGTCGAATGAGCAGTAGCTCTGTTTGAAGAGTCTAGTGCAGCGCCTAGTGTGATCGTAGGATCAACTACAACTAGGTCACTTACGTTCTCTGTGTGATATGTACCAGCAACAACCATATTGCCTGCTACAAGTAGCGTACCGTTAACTGTTGTTCTTGTAGTTGCGCCACCTAGAATTGTGTTGCCGACAACTTGTAGAATACCTTGAATGTTGGCCGCTGGTACTGAGCTATCAGTACTTGTGATGTTAGCAGTAACGAATGTGCCCACGTTACCGTTGACATTGCTTAATGCGTTACCAATGATGCCAGCAGTTACGTTGCCTGATAAAATAGTACCGTTGCCGAAGATAGAGTTAGCAGTAGCGTTACCGACCGTTAGGCCTGTTAGTGTGCCTAGTGATGTGATGTTAGGCTGTGCGTTGCTGTTAGTGTTGAACACGCCTTCGAATGTAGACGCTACTACTGTGTTAGGTACTCGTAAGTTACCTAGCGCAGTTAGCTGCATTGTTTGTTCACCAGCGGTCGAACCGCCAGCATCAACGTTTGCTACAAATAATAGTCCGTTGGCAGCAGTTGATTTTAGAGCAGAATTACCAGATGAATTATCAGGTAATACGATATTACCCGTAGAGTACAAAGTAAACTCACGATTACCCGATGCAGTTGGAACACTTAGTGCTAGCGGTGTGTTGTTTACTAGTGTAGTAATGTACTGAGGAGTAGTAGCGGTAGCGGCTCGATTGCCCTCGATACGAATGTTACCTACTGTTAGTGTTGTTGCCGCGCTTGTTAAGTTAGGCTGAGCAGAAGTTACCAAGACACCTTCAATATAATTAGCTGATACTAAGTTGCCTAAGTTAGCGTTTGTGGTTGTTAAGTTGCCGTTGACTGTTAGTGTACGATTGACAAATGAGTTGCCTACTGTTACGTTGCCGAATGCGTTTAAGTTGCCGTAAGTGTCTGTGTTACTTGAAGTTACACGGAAGTACATTGTAGGTGTGCCGCCTGAACTCTGTACTAATAGATTCTGATTGACTGTTACATTGCCAGTAGCATTGACATCTACAGCACTGATGGTGTTAGCAGATACCTCATAGCTTGTTACAAAGTTGTTGCCGCGAATATTGCCGAATACTGTTAGATCACTGCGAGACTCATCAAACATCAACTGAGTTACCGCTTCGAAGCCGCCGTCTTTGTAGTACTGAATCTGACCGTTAGTTGAGCCGCCTGGTGAGTTTACATAAGTTGTAACTGTGTTGAACTCGTCTACGTATTTCTTAACCACCTTCTGGTTTAATACTTCTTCACGAATAGCAGTAACATAGATATTCTTATCTGTTTCTAAGATAGTTACATCACCATTTTTCTGTAAAATGGCTAACTCTGCTGGATCTAGTGAACCGCCACCTAGTTTTTGAATTGGATTATTTTGCGCTGGCATTTGTTTTCCTTATTTCTTCTTTACCGCTGTTAACTTAGGACTCCAGTTGCCCCACTCTAAGCCCTTCTTGACTGCTGGTGCTGTTTCTGGACCAGACTCTTGGACACGTTTTTCGGTGATGCCTAATGGTGCTGAGACTGGTGCTACGCCGCCGGCAACCGTGCTTTCTTCTAGTTTTTTGAGTAAATCGAGGGTGTTTTTAATGTCTGACATTCTAGTATCCTGTGTAGATACTAGTATTTATCATTTACCGCTACTACGAAGCAGGGGCGGTCTGCCGTCTCTGGCAATAGTTGAGCCTAGCTGTTGTGCTGACTTTTTGAGCGTTTGTGGGCCTACATCAACTGATAGAGCCATACGAAAGCGTGGATCATAGCGTTCGGCCTCAGTAGGAATGTAGCCTGAGCACTCATTGATCTGTTCGTCAATACTCAACTCCTTGCTTCTTAACCAGTCACGATGCTTGTATAGTTGATCTACGATACCACGACTACGAAGTGCTTTATATGCTAAGTTTTCAGTAGAAAATTCGCCATTTGCGTCCAGACCTGCTTTACGGTACTTTTTAATAGTTTCAAGTAGCGAGTCTAGAAGTTCTAAGTCGTTTGTTTTGATAGCTAGTAGACTGACTTCTACTAGTTTTCTATACTTTGCCTCAACATCTCGGTGTTTGATGGTAGCTGACTTCTTGCCTGGAAACTTGATCCATTTATCATTCAATATACTATACTCACCAAGACTTTGTACCTGTTGCTGTGAATCCTGAATATACAATTCAACGTCAAACCCATGAATTGTAATATCGTGCTTCATATTATACAGATTCTTCTTACTATTGAATAACTCTAGATAAACGTCATCATTACTAATTTTAGTCATATCGACTAAGATATGTAGGTCAATATCACTATGTAGGGTGTAGGTATATGCGGCGTTTGATCCGCAGATAACAACGTCCGAAACGTCCAAGTCGGTGATTCCCATAAAATCAATAAAATCCTGAGCGATAATAATAAGTTGTTCTCTGACTTCTGGATTCATATGGTCGCCGTCGAATAGGTACTGGTTAAGTTCGTCATGGAACTTGACCGCGTAGTCTAAGCTGAAGTTTTCGATATCGTTGATGTTCATAGCAATATATTTATGTTGTGCCTACGATGGCCCAAAAGTCCATAGCAAGCGTTGTGTCTTTGACGATTGAGTAGGGGATGTATCCGTAGCCTCTGTCGCCCCATGAGGCGCCCCAACTGTTCTTGACTATGAACACCTCACGAGCGTCATCGTAACCTACGAAGCATAAGGCATGACCGCCTAGGATTGCTTCTTTCTTTTTGTTAGGGTGAGGCACGGTGCCTGTCTTTGTCGTGATAGCCGATAAGAAGCTAGAGTACACAATGATACCGCCGACTACTGGGTAGCCTTGTGCTAGACTTGCTCTGACTTCTACGAATGTAGGGCAACGACGATACTCTGTGATTCTGCGCTTCAGTGCGTCATCATAGGCCGCTTTAGCAGGTGGTCTGTTGAATAAGCGTATGTTGTATGACCATACTCGCTCGTCACTTGCGCCCCATTTGTTGGCTGCCTTGACCGCGTCACGTAAGTAAGCGCCTGCGTCATATGAGGCGGTGCCCTCTAGTAGTCTGGCTTGATAGTAAACGAATAAGCGACTCAATTCAATGCGTTTGTTTGCCTTGTTGAGTAAGATTTCCATAGCACTAGTAACAGCGTGACCGGTACAACTGCCTAAACGGCCTTGATCTTCCATCGTTGTACAGTATTGTCGCATATCAACTGATGATAGTGAGGTAGGTGCGGCGGCAGTGAACAAGTAGTCACGCTTGTCAGTCTTGTCTTTTGCTAGGTTGAACTTTCTGTCAGACTGTGCTACCCTCTCTTGAGGTTCAACGTAGCCTGGGTTGAATCTGCGGGCTAGCGCAGGGTCTTGAATAGTGTCTACTAGTTGGGCTCGTTGATTCTTAGGCATAATCTAGTATTTAGCCCAAAAAGTAAAGGGAGCACTAGGCTCCCTTGATAGTCAACTATAGTTGATTATGCCGCTGGCTTGCCGTCAGCGCCTACCATCTCAACCTTCATCTTACCTTGTTGAACCATAGCATCAACATAGATTGGGCCGAATGAGTTCATTAGGTGGTCATGAGCTTCTTGACAGAAGTTGAAGTGACCAGCGTGACGTAGTAGAACACGACGGTCAACCCAGATACGACCGCCTAAGTCACGGAAGTTTTCACAAGCTGTCCAGTCTTCGGAGTAGTAACGGTTCTGACGAATCGCTGTGTCCCAATATGTACGTAGATATTGGTCATAAATTGGATCTAAGCCGATATCGTTCTTGTATGGCTTAACTGCTGGGTGACCAGACATTAACTCTAGGGCTTTACGAGTGGTCAACAAGAAACCTGTACCTGCTTTAGATACTTCTTGTAAGCCATTCTCGCCTTGCTCAGCACCTTCGAAGCCGTTAACAACCCACTTTAGCGGCATTGTTTTCATTGGGTATAGGCCACCGATCATGTCCTTTTGATGATTGAGTAGCACTAAGAGGTGCCATGGTTCCCAACCAATGTCAGCGTCAATGAACATCAAGTGAGTGGACTCTTTCTGATGTAAGAACTTAGCTGTGAGTGTGTTACGAGCACGTGAGATTAGGGATTCGTTGACCATGGTCTCTAGTGTCCAATCAACGCCTAGCTGACGGGCTGTATTAGCGAACTTGATGTATGACATGAATGTTGATTCAGTCAACATACCACCGTAGCAAGGCATTGCTAGGTGAGCCTTAGTTGTGCGTAGATAGTCTACGTTAACTTGAACTTGATTAGGGTTAGGAGCTTCGCCTTCCTTAGCCTGTTCAATCTGGCCAGTTTCGGCCGCTTTGTCTGTACCGCCGATAGAGGCTGCCTGTGCTGCCTTGTCCGCTAGTTCTTGAACTGCGTCAACTGGTACTAACTTTTCTTTGTCTTTTTTGGTCATATGATCCTCTGTTGAATGATGTAGATATTTAGAAGCTAGACAGAGCCTCGAAATATTTTTCATCTACCTCAAGTATAGCACAAGAGTATCAGTTGTCAATGAAAAAAGCGCCCTAAGGCGCTTTTTATAGTCCATTCTTAGATTAGTAAGATAAGGTGATTGAGTTGATATTACCTGCTGTCCAGTTAGTAATATTGACTCTGATCCACACGTACTTGCCGTTTAGATTGGTGTATCCGCTTTGACGAGGGATAGTAGTACTAGGTGAGGTAGGAATCATATCGACTGTGAACCAGTCATAAACGCCTGGTGTTGTTGCTAGACTTGCCTGAATACTGATATCTGCTGAGAATGTGTTTTGTAAATCCCAAGCGACTGTTTGTAGGTCTTTGCCTGCTACATAGTATGATGCGGCTGGTTGTCTATCGCTGACAAAGCTAACCGAACCAGTTGCTGGGCCAGCACGTGTTGGTACCATTGTGATTACGGTTGCTTGTGCCATGATTACGCCTTCATTACTTCAACAACAGCGCCAGCGCCAACTAACTCTTGTGCTACTTGCTCTAGTGCCGCTTCTACTTCTGGCGTAACTGCCGAAGTTTGGTCAGCCGCTTCGTCTTTGACTAACTGACTGATTTTGATGACGATTACGTCCTCTACGATTTTTGCCATGAAATACTCCTTGATGGAGTATTTATCATGGCTGGACTGTATCTGTAGTTTCTTGACGGCACTCAAAGCACTTGCCGAAGTACTTCTGGTCGAACATTAGTAGCAGGATTGTCTGATGGCCTTCATCATCATATTCAATGAAATGACTTGCTTGTAGGTATTCAGTATGCCACCAGCGAGGCTTGTTGGTGTTCTTGAGCCATTCTACAAATGCGTAGCTAGGAAATACAATGCCCTTGTATGTGTCTAAGAAGTCAAGCATATTTGCTTTGAATGGATCAGCGGCCTTTTTGTTCTTGAAGTAGATTCTGTACTTGTGCTTTGGTGGATTCTTGAAGAATCTGACTTCACGAGGCAAGGATGCGTCACACTCAACTACTTCTGTGATTTGTATTCCTAAGTCCTCGAACTTGCGTACCAGTTTCAAGTCTGTGATGTAGGCCGCACCTTGATGCCTGCCTACTGTTATCATTACCTTGTTGTCTTTTTTCTTTGATGCTCTGGGCGCATATGTTCGCTTGAACTTGAAGAAAGCGTCCATCTGGTCCCAGTCGATTGAGTCAATCTCGGCCTGTAATTGTTTAGCGTCTACCGTACTTCGATACCATTGTCGCACCTCAGTCATGTGGTGCTTTAGTTGATCTGATGAGTAGCAATAGGCTGTTCTGCCTGCCATAGACAGACGAAACGACACTCGATAAGTGAAGCGACCATAGAATAAGTCGCTTCGCTTTATTACTTTGTAGCCACTCTTAGACATTCACCGGCTCTTGCGTGAGAACAACAAATTCTACGCGGTCATCAGTCATACGAGCTTCTAGTGTTGCTGTCTTGAGGCGTTCGAACAGAATCTTCTTAGACAGTGGCACACGAATCAACTCGTCAATCTTACGAGCAAGTGGACGGGCACCCATCTTTTCATCGTAGCCGTTCTTAGCTAAGTGTTCGATAACATCTTCGCCTACGTTGAGCGTGATAGCATGATTATTGAACAAGGATGTCTTTAGTTCATTGACAAACTTAGCAACAACCTTCTTGATTGATAGGTCATCTAGCTTCTTGAACTTGACAATCTGATCGATACGGTTGCGTAGTTCAGGCTTGAAGAACTCTTTGAGTGCTTTATCATCTTCGCCGTCTTTGCTTTGCTTGCCGAAACCGATGTTGTTGCGCTCACTGTCTGCCGCACCTAGGTTAGAAGTCATGATAATGATTGTGTTCTTAGCATTGACTACTTTGCCGTTAGTGCCTGTCAACTTGCCTTCGTCTAGTAGTTGTAAGAACAAGTTATAGACATCAGGGTGGGCTTTCTCTACTTCGTCAAACAACAAGATAGAGTAGGGGTTCTTTGACAAGTCATTGATAATCTTGCCGCCGCCTAGATTGCCCTCATCAAAGCCTACATAGCCTGGAGGCGCACCGATGAGTGATGCGACACTATGCTTCTCTTGATACTCGGACATATCATACTTGTGTAGAGGCATGTCTAAGTGTTGTGATAGTAAGCGGGCAAGTTCAGTCTTACCAGTGCCAGTTGGGCCTAGGAAGAGGAATGATGCCATAGGCTTCTTCTCGTTAGCAATGCCTGCGTATGATACATAGATGCGATCAAGCACTTCATTGACTGTTGTATCTTGACCATACAACTTAGACTTGACGTTAGCTTCAAGTTCAACTAAGCGGTCGGTCTTGTCTGTGTCCATCTTATCAACAGGCACACCGCACAACTTAGTAACTTGTTGCTTGATGTTCTCTGCGGAGATAACAGCACCAGTAGCATTAGCTACACGTTGAACCGCGCAAGCGGCGTCAAGCAAGTCGATTGACTTATCAGGGTTTTTGCGGTCATGAATGTATCGACCACTCATTTCAACTGCGGTCTTGATAGCAGTCTCGTCGATAACAACATTATGAAACTCATTGAGGCGCTGAGAGATACCAGTAAGAATCTTTTCAGTAGTCTCTGGATTAGGTTCGTCAATGTCTAGTTTGTAGAAGCGGCGCATGAGTGCGCGGTCTTTCTCAAACGATTCGTAGTACTCTTCCCAGGTTGTGCTTGCGATAATCTTGACGTTGCCCTTAGTAATAAGGGGCTTGATCATGTTAGCAAAGTCCATGGATGAGTTAGAGCCGCTACCTGCGCCGCGCATTGTATGCGCCTCATCAATGAACAACACTGTCTTTTCTTTTGAGGCGAGTGCTTCGAACACGTGCTTGACTTTTTCTTCAAAGTCACCTCGATACTTAGAGCCGGCAAGTAACGAGCCGATCTCTAGCGAGTAGACTTCGTGACCTTTCAAGAATTCAGGTACCATGTCGTCAGCAATGCGCTGTGCTAAGCCCTCAGCAATAGCAGTCTTACCTACACCAGCATCACCTACCATCAGTACGTTTGCTTTGAACTTCTTAGCAAGCACTGTGACTAGGTCTTCAACTTCACGATCACGGCCGATCATAGGCTCAAGTTTGCCACTACGAGCCCGCTTAGTCAAGTCAGTAGTATGCTCTTCTAAGATTTCATTTGCGGTTGCTGTGTCCATCTTAGTGACCGCGTTGTGAACCTTCTGTGCTTTCTTCCAGTAGGTCATAAACTCAGCACGAGTAACACCATACTTGATTAAGAAGTACGAAGCATGTGAGTTAGTTTCAAGTAGGATGCTCAAGTAAAGGTCAGTAATGTCCATCTGACGACGACCAGAGAAGATTGCTTGAGCAACAGCACGATTGAACATACGCTCTAAGGCTGCGGTCTTGCGTGGGTGTGGTTGACGACCGTTCTCGTCGGGTAGCATATGAATACCTTGAAGATTCAATACATAAGTGCCTACATCACTGACCATAGAATCAGTATCTACACCAAACTCATTCAAGTGATTTCTGAAGGGCTCGTATGTAATCATGCTCAATAGCACGTGCTCTAAGGTAACATAGCCATGTTTATGTTCCTGAGCAATCTGTGCGGCATGCTCAATGATTTGTTGAATCTCTGGGTTATTGGTCATTGTTTTCCTTTGTTGCGTTCTTGTTCTAACAGGGAAGTTAGCTCTGGACTAATTGTATCAGGCATTAGGGCTTCAATCAATAGAAATTGGTTGCCCTTCATAGTGGAATGAACCAGACCATGACCAGCCATACGCATTGTTGAACCTGGCTTGAGTTTAGGTGGGATATTAACATCCATTTCCGTGCCCCAGATAGTTTTGAATCTGACGGATGTGCCAAGTAGTAAGTCATAGATTGATACTTCTATTTTGGAATACAAGTCTAAGCCGCGGCGCTCGTATGTTTGATGCGGTAGAATGCGGAATTCAACCTGTAGAACACCATCAGTCATCAAGCCATCATAGCGAATACGTTGACCATGTTCGACTGATTGCGGTACTTTGATTTGGAATGTTTTGACACCGTGTGGTGTTCCAACTTGAATAGTCTCAGTAGAGCCACGTGCTACTTGTTCAAGCGTAACTGCTACCGCAACGGTGTAGATACGCTGTTGTTGCTGATGTTGTCGATGAAAGTGTTGAAATATGTCATCGAATGGATTGCCACCACCAAAGTTGAAGTGAAAGCCGCCGCCAAATGGATTACTATCACCGAATGGGTTAGGATTGTCGTGCTGTTGCTTGAGGTTAGGGTCGCTTAGATTGCGATATGCCTCTTCAACCTTTTGAAATTCCTCTTTATTGCCGCCACGATCAGGGTGGTGCTTAGCTGCCATCTTGCGATAGGCTTTTTTGATTTCGTCGGGGCTTGCTGAACGCTCTACCCCTAGTGTCTTATAATAGTCCATAGTTGTAAAGTATAACACCTCCGAAGAGGTGCGTCAAGTTTATTGGATAAGTGTTTTACCACTTACGGCAAGACCAATAACGTGCTTTTGTTCTTGGTCCTGGGTTAGCGCAGTTGTGTCTTGCGCGGAAACTCTTACGAGCTTTAGGATTACTCTTGCGAATCTTCATGTTAGGGTCGCCGAAGTTTACTTTGACTACGTTGCCCTTCTCGTTCTTGACATAGACCTTGAACTTCTTAACGTCACCTCGCATAGGCTTGCCTAGTTGAACTTTGCGGCCTTGATACTCTGCTTCGTTTAGCATTTCTTCATCGTACCATAAGTCACCGTATGCTTCGTAGAACTCATCACCGTCATATGACTCTTCAAGAATGCCTTCCGCCACATCTTCGTCTTCATCTAGTTCGATGTTACTAGCATGTTTTCTATATTCGGCATCCAAAACGTCTTGGTCAATCTCAAAACTATTACTTGCTTGTTCTAGAGCCTCTTCATATGATGCGCCACCGTGATATACTAATTCATCAATCATAGCTAGTGCTTCTCTACTATTCAATGACTTCTTAGAAGTCATCTTGCTCATCATAGAATTGAATTTATTATCGGGCATTGCTGGCTGGTCAATGCTTTCAGAGGCAGCATCTTTGAAATTTTGTGCTGTAGGCGCACCTTTACTGCCAGGCTTGCGCATCTTCTCGCCGCTGCCGTTTTTGATTCGTTTGCGCTTAGCGTGAATATTGGCCCATAAGCCTTTGCCTTCTTCGTTTAAAATGTCATTGATTTTCATAATTATGCCTTACCTGAAATTTTCTCTTGTGAGCGACCGTATGCGGCTACACCAAGTACAGCACCCATAGCAATGTGATAGAGACCGGCACCCTGTAGGGTTAGAGGCATCCACTGTGATGTGACTTGACCACCGTGTAGTGCTTGTAAGATTGACCATAAGATAGGGAATAGTACAAAGTCACAGAAACAGGTAGTCATGTAAATGAACGCCATCATTGGGCGCCACTTACTATTGATGAATTCGCCAAACTTGTCATTAGTTTTTACTAAGACTTTAGCGCCTTCTTGCATAGCACCACCACTACTTTGAATTAGTTTGCTCTGGTCTTGCTGAGCACTATATGTATCACGACCGGTAGCTGGCGCTTGACCGAACTTACTGCCTTGTGGGATAGCGTCAACTGATTTGTCAGCGGCTAGTTGTGCCCATGTTTCATCGCACTTTGCTAGTGGTTGAATCTCGTCTGATTTTTGTGGTAGTAGAGTTGCCATTGTTATTCCTTAAATTAAGCCTGCTTGACGCTTGATAGCTAAGATGTGGGCGTCTTGTGTTTGTTGAGGTGTTGTCATTGCTACACCTGCGATTTGTTTCCACTCGTTTAGAGCTTCTTCGCCTGATTCATCAGGATGAGCTACACGATATTCATGTGGACTTGTTTCTATTGCCGCTCTGATACTGTCCGCGGTATTTTCAACTTGTTTGTCTTTTACCTTAATTGTCCAATCAGATAGTTTAAATGATGTTAGTGTCTCTAAGTCTTCAATCATTTCAATGATTTGCTCTGGTGATTTCTGACGACGATTGATTTCAACGAAAACTAAGAAGCGACCTTTCTTAACTTCGCCAGTACTAGTGTCGGCGTCAATAACCCAGTCATAACCGCCTTCGAACCACTCGCATAAATCGTCTGCTTGCATCTTGCCCTTAGTAGCAAAGTCTAGAGTAATGATATCATCGTCTGTGCCAATAGCACTCTTGTATCTGTCAATGTTGACTGCTGGATATACATGACCTACCATGTCTTGATGATTTAAACTTTCATTCAACTGCTTCATAGTAGTTCCTTACTGTGGTGGCATTCCGCCAGGTGCTGGAGGTGGTAGGCCGCCGCCCATGCCCATATCCATATCCATACCCGAACCGCCGCCTTCTTGTTCTTTGACATCTGCCTCGTCATAGTCCTTAGCGTATGCGTCATCTAAGTCCTCGAGGTCAATACTCTGGTCAGCGATATCAACACTGCCCTCACGAATGTCGTTCATTAGGTCTTTAGGCATAATGATGTTGACTAACCAGATAGGGCGATCTACCATCTTAGGATAGTGTGTGCCTGGTTGATAGTCGTCTTGGTCTTCAATCTTGATAGGCATCTTGATGGTGGTCTTTTTGAACTTGACTTCGCAACCTAAAGTTAGCAAACGCTTGCCCGCACGTGGGTCAGGCATCAAGCCTTCTGGCCACATGAATGTAGCACTGACTGAATAGCGGCCAACTTCAGGGCCTTCAACTAATTCGCCTAGTTTCCAGTTTTTATATGCGTATATATTGGCATCATCTAGGACACGCTCATAATCCATCAGGGTGGCCATGGTGCCATCTGAGGTCATGATGCCCTTAATGTTTTTGGTAATTGCTGTCCACTCAGGAGTGTCCAAGAATGTTGTTTTCTTTGTCATAGTCTTGTATTTATCATTGGCCGACAGGCTTCTGTCTGTTTTAGATGCCATTGCGTTTCGAGTACAGCCTAATATTTATGCTTTCTTTCATCTTTATGAGCGTGTGTGTTTCACATATCTGGCGGCTGTAAATAATTGTGTGTTCTAGAGGAGGTCTCAATGAACCACACAACTAACATAAGGGAGTTAAAGTTGTCAAGAAAATCAAGTGGCGCTAAGCGCAAAGAACAAGAATACTATCCATCACGCAGTCAATCACGTAATCAGTATGTAGAAGAATCAAACACGATAAACTTTAACCCGCAGAAACAAAGAAAACCCGTACACCTGGTACCTAAAACTATCAACCAAGAAGATTATATCCTTGCCCTCACGGATCGTAATACGGACGTGGTGGCAGTTAGTGGGCCAGCTGGCACCGGTAAGACATACTTAGCTATGCTTGCCGCTATTCAAGCCTATCGCAATAAAGAGTGTGAACGTATTGTCTTAACTCGCCCTGCGGTCGGCGTTGATGACGAGAAACACGGTTTCCTACCTGGTGACCTGAATCAAAAGATGGAGCCTTGGACACGACCTCTCTTGGACGTCTTACGTGAATTCTATAACGTCAAAGAAATCGAGCACATGATTGCCGAACAAATCATAGAGATTGCACCGTTAGCGTTCATGAGAGGTCGTACCTTTAAACACGCATGGATCATCTCCGATGAGATGCAAAATGCTACGCCTAGTCAAATGAAGATGTTACTAACACGTATTGGCATTGGCAGTAAAGTGGTCATTACCGGTGACGTTGAACAGGGTGACCGTAAGACTAAGGACAATGGCTTGATTGACTTAGAGGAACGACTAGCTAAGTGTCCTATTCCAGGCATGGAGTTCTGTAAGTTTGATGCTCGTGACGTACAGCGTCACTCTATCATCGAACACGTACTGAAAACATACAGTAAGTAAAAAAGAAGGGAGCTTAATGCTCCCTCTTCTTATGCCGTAGAATACCGCATCATTAAGTCAACGTCTTCACGACTTATTTCAACCACCGGCACCACTGCTGGTTGTTTGATATCAATTAGAATCATGGTCTTGCCACCACGAGTTACAGTCTCTCTATGAATGAACGCTTTTGGATCAACTTTGTAAACCCAGCACTGACCTTCATAAAAGAATCTAGCTTGTGGACTAGGTAGTGCTACAAAATATAACTCTCCTACCTCTCGACATTTTCTAATCTGATTGGGTCTGATACTAAAGGCCATTTCATTAATGTAGGGAGTCTGAGTTTTTACCTCAACTGATACGCCATCAATGACTAAGTCCTTCTGGCTATCATATGGATCAATAGCGTGAATAACTACTTTGCCTTGAGTGCTTGCCCAGTTACCCACACAAATCTCACCCATTTTACCTAGACGAGTTTTCTTCTCATCTAGTTCATGTTGTTTTGCCTTTAGACGCTCAATCATTGACATATCAGTTACCTGTGATTATTTCGTAGATTTCTTTCCAGTTTTTGACAAGAGGAATATTACCAGAGTAGTCCATATTATGACCATGCTCAACAATGATTGAGCGTAGGCCTAACTGTTGACCAACTTCGGCGTTGGTAATCTTGTCCTCAATCCAATAGCACTCACTATCTTTGTATGGTAGTAATGCTTCATCTTTATCAGCGCCAGTATCAAGGCAAATAATCTCCTCGAATACGGTCTCACCAAATAACTTCTCTAAGTTCATTTTGCGTAAGCGTTGAGCATTGCGGTCAAGACTCAGGGATGTAATACAATGAAATACGTAGCCGTGCTCTTCGTGTAGCTTGCGCACAAAGTGCATAGCATCACGCAGTGGCGGTAGAAAACCAATAGCGGCACTCTCATTGAATGTCTTGATTAGCTTTACTGCGGTATCATCTTCAATACCATATCGTTTGCCAATGTTGTATTTGAATTGATAGTCTTTTTGTTTTCTATGACCATGCTCATTCATCCACGTATCAAAAGCAAATTCCCAGTTAAGCAATACGCCATCAGCATCTACTAGAATTGGATTATTCATCATTGTTCTCAGGTTCAGATTTTTGTACACGTTCCATAGTCTCGATTAGACTAGGATACACTTCTTTGTAATACGCATTGAGTTTTTCAAAGTCAGTGTCCTGAACTTTTCCCTCAATAACGCATTTTACTACTTTCTTGTCCTTGTAGTCAACAATGACATTAACCGTTTGTAGATCACGAGGCTTGACTTTCTTTGAAAAGCCTACTTGCTCGTCGATCTGGCCACCAGGCTGTCTGAGGTATGTTACTAGTAAGTATCTCATTTACATCCTTCCATGTATTCGTTGAATCTACTAACTGCTTCATCAAAGTCAATGCCCCAAACTTTAGCGGTGATAACATTGTCTTGAATAGTCATATCAAACGGGACTAGGCCATTGAATCTGAAGTCCTCCGGCACGTCCGTAGTAATAGTAAACTCATTCAACTGCTTAGCGCGGTTGATAAAGTGATCACAGATTTCTTTGGCCGTTTCCATGATTAGGCTGCCTTCTTAGCTTCTGCTCGGGCGTTCTTCTCGGCGGTGATTTCATTGCGACGAGCTTTGACTGCTTTGGCTAGTTCACCTAGTGCTTTACGAGCACGAGTGCCTGCGGCTGAATTGCCCTTTTCGAACTTCTCATGCTCTGCTAGGTATGCTTCTAGGTGTGTATTGATTTCGTTATGTGCTGACATTTTGTTTTCCTTTATTGTGTAAGTTCAATTAGCGTTGCGGCTAATGAGATTTCTGGGATACCTACCAGAGATAGGTTCGCTAGTCCGTTACGAATAATCAGAATAGCGGCATCTTTTTGTTCTTGTGTTTTGCCCCACAAGTCTAAGTTGTTGTACATCCAACGATAGATTTCTTCTAGTTGTCCGGGATTCATACTCAAGTATTGTAGTAGAATCTTGCGGCCGTCTAAGATTTTGCCTGTCTTGAACAGTTGAGTTGCTTCGATTAGAGTTGAATCCTCATCACTGACACCTGCTTGTACTGGTAGTAACTTGCCCGTAGTTGAGTTGTTTTGTAACTGATTCAAGCATTTGCGTAGATCAGGGTAAGTTGCGCCTACATAGCTGTCGAGTGTGTCGATATCGAATTCAATCTCTTCGGCCAGTAGAACTTTAGCCGCACGTGTAGTAAACTCTGTGCGCTCAGGCTTAGAGATAATGAATGTCTCACAACGAGACTTTAGCGCAGGAATGATCTTGTGAACATAGTTACAAGTCAACATGAATCGTGCTACATTTGCGTATTGCTCAATGAGGCCACGTAATACAGCTTGTGCGGGTTGTGATAGGTAGTCTGCTTCGTCTAGGAGTACAACTTTGAAGCGGCCGAATGGCATTGTCTGAACGAATGCCTCGATGCGCTCACGAATAAAGTCTACGCCGTTGTCACGTGATGCGTTGATTTCTAGGATGTCGTATTCTTCTACACCTAGCTCGTTGATTAGAACTTTAGCGAGGGTAGTCTTACCTGTGCCTGGCTCACCTGCGAACAACACATGAGGACATGCTTGCTCTTTGATCCAGTTGTTGACCAGTTGTTGCTGTCTACTGTCCACGAATACGTAATCAGCAACGACTTTTGGTCTGTATTTTTCAACGAATAGTTTGTTTTTGAAACTCATTTATTTCCTCTTTGTTTTCTCTCTTAATCTATAAAAATCTGGATGTTTATCGCTATCTACTCTCTTACGTATAGATATACCAGGTAATGCTTTCTCGGCTGCTTTGATTGATTCATACATCACGCCTCTACATATTACGGCACATTGATTAGATTCTATCATTTTTTGCTTGCCTCTTGCTAGATAAATGGCAGTATCAGGCCTCTTTTTGCCATACATTGGATTATTAGAACCACTTTGGTCTCTATTCTTCATCGCCGCTTTGTATTTTGGCGATGAACTGGTGTCACCACCCTCTCCTCCCTCAGTCATATTGAAGTTTTTGGGAGCTAGGCTTTCGAGTGTTCTAATCCAATGCTTCTCTCTGTCATCTATTAGAGTTACATCACACTCTTCTAAAAGAATCATTTCGAAGTTATCTGGACCATGTTTCACCATTGAACGATGTAAATAGGTACTACTGGTTCTATGTTTCGCTACATGATGTGCCCATCGCTCGGTGATAGTCTTAGTAGTCTTACCCACATAAATCTGACCCGTTATGATATTCACTATCTTGTAGATGAAACTCATCCGTGCCTCATCATTTCTACTGTGATAATCTTAGCGACTTCTTCGCCTAGTTCTTTTGAATCGTCAATGACATAAAGATGTTCATCTGTGCGGTCTTTGCGTTCGTCATAGGTTGTGAACTCAACTGCAGTGCCACCCATAGCAGGAATGATTGACATTCTGATGCCTCTTTTACGAATGCCTTCTCGTTCTCTGACCGTAGAGATTGCTTGGCCAGCTGTAGGTATGTAAATATCATCTCCGCGTTCACGTAACGCATTGTAGCGTTTTACTATCCAGTTGTCAAACCATTTCATTGTGTACTGCCTTGTATTTTGAATGTGGGTATTGTTGCTGAAGCCACGCTAGTAGATCAGCATCGTATGGAAGTCGAACAGAGTCGAACTTATTAGTAATGTACATTAGCCGCTTACCTTGTCAGAGATTGTTTCATCGTGTGGTAGGTGATCGCTGACCATCATAAGACCGTTAGGGTCAACACGACGGAGCATATGTTTGCCTGTTTCATCTTCTACTTCAATGCCACGGGTCCAGCGGCCATGCTCGACTAGAACATAGTCACCGACTTTGATATCTTTTTGTAGAGGACCAACGGCATAGACTTCTGCCCAGCGTGGGCGAATGCCTGATGATTTGCCATCATCGTTTGGTAGAATGATACTGCCAACAATGCGCTCTTTGAAGTTCATGTCCATTACAATGACATGATCGTTGAGAGGCTTTAGTTGTGCTTTTGAGATTTTGTGAGGTTCAAATGCTAATTTAATCATGTAGCTATTGTATCACTGGTGAGAGTAAAATACAATAGCTTTTGGATCATTTCTTTTTAGCAGGCTTTCCAATTGTCTCTTCGGCGATTACTGGTGGTTTGCCTACTGGTTCTTCAGCATCAAACTCATCGAACTCATTTAGTTCTTCTTCGGTAACTTCTGGTTCTGGTGCTGGCGCAGGTTGAGCAACTGGGCGTACACGTGGTGCTGGCTCTGGTTGGTTAGTAAACGCTGGTGGGATTGGCTGAGATGGTGGTGTTGGTGTTGGCTGAGGTGCTGGTTTGGTATCAGCTACTGGTCGAACTGAACGAACTTGTGATGCTCGTGGGTTCTGAGTGGTACGGCCATAAACCTGGTTAACTCGGCTTGTACTATCCGAGATTACCTGATTGTTGCTATCAACTGTATCACCCGCGGCATTAACATTCATGTTGCCAACAGCACGAGTGTTTTTGTGTTTTTGTCTAAGAGCAGCCATGTCTACAGGCTTGCCCATTACTGAACGGTGCATAATGTTCTCCTTATTTCAAAAAGTCTTCAATTTGTAAGTCGTAGTACATAGAATCAATCTTATGTACGCCGATAAGAAACAAGACATAACTTGATACGCTTGAGCCTCGGCCGACTCCCCATACAATCTTATTTACTCGCATTGTGTCTACGAGATATTTTAAATATTGTAGCAGAGGTATGAGATCACGCTCGACATAGAGTAAGAGTTCGTGACCTACTCGCTGTAGCTTGGCTTCGTCATCGCCGCATTGTTCAAGCAACCACGCTACGATATCAAAGTCTCGATACTCTTGAGGCATTAGCAGGTTCGACTGATTAGCCTTATCAAACTCTTCGACTGATACACCTGGGTCTACATAGGGTATAAGTGTCGGCGGTTCTACAAGGTCTAAGTCATAACTGTATGTGATAGGAGTCTCAGTTAGCACCTGTTTGAGTCTGACATTATGATCAGACATGACCAATTCACAAAGGTCGTCCTCTGTAAAAATATGCTGGCCATATTGATCTATTCTCATAGCAATGAGTTTATCACATTCTAGGTGGCAGAGTCAAGTATTTTTGGATCAACTAATGTCAATCTTGCCCTTGATTGTGCCTGATGATTCCTTGAATAGTTCTGCTTGCTTCTTGCCCAGTTCCTTGCGGTATGATTCCAATACCATTTGAACTTGATTAGCCATAGTGTAGTTGCCCATGCGTGTAGCAAAGGCTAACTTCTTGTTGAGGTCGGCAATCTTGTCAGACAAGTCATTCATTGACAAGTCGCTAAGATCGCCGATTAGTGGATGTTCCATTAGTGTTTGCCTACCATTACTTCAATAATCTCAGTACCGTGGCTTGTCTTATTGGCAAGTGCTTTGCCGATGATTGTGCCTGGTGCTGGTTGATTATTTACTCTGGCTGCGCCGTTGCCAGCAGAAACTAGTAGGTCACCCTTCTCGCATGGACCTGTGACTAAGCATGGTACACGACCGACTAGAGCAACTGCTACCATTGTGCCTGCTTTGCCCTCGTTCATCAAGTAAGCTGGGTCTGTTGATACGATACCAGCAACACGATGACTGTTCTCTGTCAAGCAAACACGAACATCTTTCTCGCCGCCTAGTTCAATAACTGTACCTGGTGCGATGTCCTCTTCTGCTTCATAGTATTCAGCCAAGTCAGCGTATGTTGCTTGTAAGGTTGAACCCGCGCCTAGTGTCCAAGTGCCAGTGATAGTGCCACTAGTAGCTGCCGCGCCAGTAGTGATGGCTCTAGTTGTTAGTAGGTTTGTGCCTACGACTGTTAAGCCGCTACTAACAGTTAGTGTGCCGCCAATCGTCTGATTAGTTGTAACTGCTAAGTTGCCAGCAACACTAGCATTAGCACTCATAGTAGCGTTGCCTGTTACTGCCAAGGTTGAGTTTAAGGTTGTAGCACCAGTTACGCCTAGAGTTTGTGCTACTGTTGCCGCACCTGCGATTGCTGTTGTCTTACCACTAGCACTCAAGTTGATACTTGCCGCGCCGCCTAAATTGATTGTAGTCGCTACTGAGTTCCACAAGTTTTGTGTTGTCTGACTACCAACGACGGTTGGGTTGTTGATAGTAGCGGTACCACTTGTAGCACCTAGAGCCATTGTAGTAGCCGCACCACCAAAGTTGATAGTAGTAGCGTTAGCGTTCCACAAGTTCTGTGTTGTCTGACTACCAACGACTGTTGGGTTGTTGATTAAGGCTGTGCCACTTGTTGCGCCAACGTTTAGTGTTGATGCAGCACCTGCGAAGTTGATTGTAGTAGCAGTTGCGTTCCATAGTGTTTGTGTAGCTTGTGTACCAACGACTGTTGGGTTCTTGATAGTAGCAGTACCACTTGTTGCGCCTAAGTTGATAGCAGTAGCTGCACCACCTACGTTGAGAGTTGTAGCAGTTGCGTTGACTAGGTTGAATGTAGCGGCACTTGTAGTAATATCACCACCATTGACTGCTAGATCACCAGTGATGGTTGAGTTGCCTGTTACCGCAGTGTTGCCTGTTACCGCAGTGTTGCCATTAACTTGTAAGTTGTTGCGTACTGTTGTAGTACCAGTGGCGGCACCCATGTTGAGTGTAGTGGCAGCATCACCAAAGTTGATAATGACTGGTGTTGTATTGAGCAAGCCTACTGTTGTAGCAGTAGATGTGATATCGCCGCCGTTAACTGCTAGGTCGCCACCGATAGTAGTAGCGCCAGTTAGTGTAAATGCGCCAGCTACTGAGAAGTCGTTGTTGACTGTTGTTGTACCTGTTGAGGCGCCGATGCCGATTGTTGTTGCTGAACCGCCGATGCGTAGTGTACTAGCGTTAGCGTTAGCAATGTTGACTGTACCTGTATTAGTTGTGTCCCAGTCACCAGCTACCGATACGCTTAGTAGAGTACCGACACTTGTGATGTTAGGCTGTGCCGCAATGAATACGTTGCCCGCACCATAAGCATAATCAACGTTACTTACGTTAGCACCATTGATGTTGGCTAGTTTGCTACCATCCATCTGTAGTGGGTGACTCATTACGAATGAGTTAGATGATGCTTCGTATAACATTGAGAAGCCAGCACCATCAATGATCCAGCCTGCGCCATCTGCTGCCGCTTGAGAAGGAGCATCTTTAGCTAAGGTGAATGTCAAGTCAGTTGTATCAATACGAGTAGTGTTAACAACGAACTGTTCGCCTAGAACTGTTAGGTTACCAGCAACAAGCACATCACTCTTAGCAAACACGTTACCGTCTACTGTTAAGGTTTGTAGGTTGCCTGTCTGAGTGATTGTTAGTTGACCAGCTGGGTCTAGGGCGGCAGCTAGTGTAGCATGAGTTGCGTTAGCTACTGCGCCGGTTACGTTAGCGCCTGATACTGTTGCTTCGATCCATACACCGTCACCACGTAGGTACTTAGATGGGTCATTACTCATGTCAAGCGTTGCTAGTGTGCCTAGGTTCTCACTTAGCGCAACTGTGCGTGATGTAGCACCATTAGTGATCCTCATCTCACCGGCGGCATCTACACTTAGAGTTGTATCTGCCATCTTGATTGAGTTGTTGCTCAACCATAGATCACGCCAACGATGTGTTGAGTTACCTAAGTCGTATGTGATGTTAGCACTAGGAGTTAGATTTCGTGTGACGTTAGCATAGAGATCAGTAACGTTAGCAGCCGCTACACCATAAGCATACACAGCCGATGCTACGTTGCCTACTACGTTCGCACCAGTGATAGATGATAGAGTAGAGCCGTTACCCTGGAAGTGATTAGCAATAGCAATGTTGCCCAAGTCTGTGTTGCCAGTTGCTGATGTACCTACGATTGTGTAAGCGCCAGAGTCATCAGTTACTTGCCACTTGTTAGAAGATTCATTGAAGCGAACCATGACATCAACATCGTCACCACGCTTGATACGAATACCCGCGTCTGATACTGCTGGGCCTGAGGTTTCATTTGAGATTTCAATGATGTTGTCTTGAACTACAAGATTTGTTACGCTCAAGTTAGCGGCGGTGCCTGAGAATGTTACGTCACCTGCGAATGTAGCGGCACCTGATACTGTTAGTGGGCCGCCGACTGTTAGACTTGTTAGTGAGCCTAGTGATGTAATGTTAGGTTGAGCAGCCGTGTAAACTGTGCCTGCTACGATTGCGTTTGCTACTTGACCAGTGACGTTAGCACCAGTTAGTGAGTAGAGTTGCGCACCGTTAGCAATGATGTTAGCACCAGTGATGTTGTTAGTAACAGTCAATGATGTGAGTGTGCCTACGCTTGTAATGTTAGGTTGCGCAGAGGTTGTGACTGTACCCGCTGTTGTAGCACTACCCGCTGTTGTAGCCGTCGTAGCACTTGTTACTGTGCCTACAATGTTACCTGCGATGATGTTGCTTAGATAACCGGCGTCACCTAAGAAGTAAGCCGCTGATACTGCGTTACCACCCGATACGTTACCAGCAGTGATGTTGCCTGATACATTTAAGGTTGATAGCGTACCGACACTAGTGATATTAGGTTGAGCCGCAGTTGTGACTGTACCTGCTGTTGAGGCGGTAGTTGCGCTTGCTACGGTACCAGATACGTTAGCACCAGCTACCGCGTTTGCTGTAGCCGCGAATGTAACTTGACCTGTTACGTTAGCGCCTGTGAGTGCTGATAGTTGACTACCGTTGCCGAAGTAGTAGCCAGCACGAACGTTGGCGTATGTAGATACTGATACTACCTCTGATGAAGATACACTTGCTTCACTAGCGATTACAAACTCTCTAGCACTGTTGTCGTAGCCCATGAACGCATCTTTAGGTGCGCCGTCATAGTAGTGCATCAAGATACCGCGATCTTTGTTATCGTTTGCTACGAGTGGGTTGCCGTCAACGTCACTGCCTAGTTCCATGATCGGGTCAACTAAGGTTGAGTGTACTGAACTGATAGTTGTAGTTGTGCCGCCTAAGACTAAGTTACCTGTTAGCGTCAAGTCTTTAGCAGTGATGCCGTTAGTAACTGCTAATGATGATAAGGTACCAACACTAGTGATATTAGGTTGAGCCGCAGTAGTTACAGTACCTGCTGTTGTCGCAGTAGTAGCTGTTGTCGCAGTTGTAGCCGTATCAGCCGCAGTAGCATGTGCCGCGTTAGTTGCGTTAGTTGCGTTAGTAGCAGTTGTTGCTGTTGTAGCAGATGTTGCGCTATCTGCTGTGACTGCGTGAGTAGCGTTAGGTACTGTACCGGTTACATTAGCACCAGTGATGTTAGTTAGTTTGCTACCGTTGCCCGCGAAGTAGTTAGCATTGACGATATTACCGGCAGATACGTTGCCTGTGCTGTCTAGACCTACGATTGTGTACGCACCTGTAGGGTCTTGATACTGCCACTTGTCGGCTGTCTCGTTCCATGTTAGTAGAACGTCTGATTGATCGCCGCGTTTGACACGAATGCCGCCGTCATTGACTGGTGTACCTGTTGTGCCGAATGCTACATCAATGATGTTGTCTTCGACTGCGAGAGTAGCAATGTTTAGGTTAGCGGCCGCACCGTTGAGCGTCAAGTTGCCGCCGAATGTTACGTCACCACTGACTGTTAGGGTGGTTAGTGTGCCTACTGCTGTAATGTTAGGCTGTGAGCCTACACGAACTGTGTTAGCAATGTTTGAATTCTCAGCAATAGCAGTAGCATCAGGCATAGCAACCCATGTGCCTGCGCCTGTTAAGATGTTTGCTGTGTTACCGTCCCTGTTGATCAATGCTAAGTTACCTAGACCGCTGACGTTAGCCGCAGTTACTGAGTTAGCAGTTGTAGCGAATGATGCTAAGGTTGCTAGAGGTGCTGTACCTGTGATGTTAGCACCAGGGATTGAGAACAAGTTTGTAGCGTTAGCAGTGATATAGTCACTAGTGATGTTGCCTGTTACGAATAGGTTAGCGAGTGCGCCTACACTTGTAATGTTAGGTTGAGCACCGTTAGCGGCACCGATAACGCCTAAGATGTAGTTAGCTTTGACTACGTTACCTGCGTTTACATTGCCCGCATCAACGTTGCCTGTTACTGTTAGTGAGGTGAGTGTACCTACGGATGTAATAGCAGGTTGTGCTGGTGAGGTAACTGTGCCTGCTGTTGTCGCAGTAGCCGCACTTGCGATAGTGCCTGTGATGTTTGCGGCTGCTACTGCGTTTGCTGTATCAGCAACTGTTGCGTGTGTAGCAAGTGGTACTGTACCGGTTACGTTAGCACCAGGGATAGCAAAGATGCCCGCCGCATTACCGCTTACGTTACCTGCGTTGACTGCGCCTGTTACTGTTAGTGAGGTGAGTGTACCAACAGAGGTGATGTTAGGTTGTGCAGCTGTTGTAACAGTACCTGCTGTTACTGCCGCTGTTGCTGACGGTACTGTACCTGTTACGTTCGCACCGTTCAAGCTGAACAAGGTTGCGCCGTTGCCGCCTACGTTGCCTGAGTTGATAGTGCCTAGTACTGTTAGTGATGTTAGAATACCGACAGAGGTAATGTTAGGTTGAGCGGCTGTTGTTACTGTACCTGCTACTAGTGCTACGTTAGCGTTCTGTGCTTGTGTGGCGGCAGGTACGTTGCCTACTAAGTTAGCGGCAGGGATGTTTGTTAGGTTTGCGGCGTTACCGATGAAATAGCCCGCACTAACAGCGTTGCCGAATTGAGCGTTGTTTGCTCTGATGTTAGCATATGAGCCTACAACAATAATGTCGTTGTTGAGTGTGACTTCATTAGCAAGATACATCTCGCCTGTTGCTGGTCTGATGCCCATGAACGCAACACGCTCTGCTGTATCATAGTAGCGCAGGGCAGTACCGCGATCTTTGCCGTCTGGTGCTGTTAGGGCCGCACCTGAGAGGCCGCCGCCTTGTTCTACGATTGGGTCAACGATGCGAGATACTGTTGAGTTGACTGTTGTAGTTGTGCCTTGAACTGTTAGGTTGCCCGCAACTACTACGTTGCCCGCTACGTCTAAGTTTGTTAGCGTGCCGACTGTTGTAACGTTAGGTTGTGAAGCTGATGCGGCTACGATGGTGCCTTGTAAGTAGTTAGCCTTGACTAAGTTACCGCCGTCTAAGTTACCAGCTGTTACGTTAGCAGTGAATGTGCCGGTAGCACCTGAGATGTTACCAGAGATGTTGCCTGTGATGTTACCTTGTAGATTACCCTGTAGATTACCTACGAATGTTGTAGCGATTACATTACCTGCGTTTACGTTGCCTGTTACTGTTGCGCTGACTAGTGTACCTACACTTGTGATGTTAGGTTGTGCAGCTGTTGTTAGTACACCAGCATAGTAGTTAGAGGTTGTTAGATTGCCTAAGTTAGCGTTAGCGGCTGTGATGTTGCCAGTAAACGCACCAGTAGCACCTGCGATGTTACCAGCAACATTGCCTGTTACGTTACCTGTGATATCGCCTGTGACGTTACCTGTAATATTACCAGTGACATTGCCTGTTACGTTACCTGTGACGTTGCCTGATAGATTGCCCGTAACATTACCTGTTACGTTGCCAACTAAGTTACCGTTGAATGTAACAGCATTAGCATTAGCAGTAGCGATTAGGTTGCCTGCTGTTACGTCACCAGTAACTGCTAGAGAGGTGAGGGTGCCGACACTTGTGATGTTAGGTTGAGCCGCAGTTGTGACTGTACCTGCTGTTGTCGCACTTGCAGCTGTTGTAGGTGGTACTGCCCATACGCCGTTGCCGTATAGAACTTGTGTTGAACTTGAGTTCAAGTTTAAGGTTGCGATGTTACCGATACCAGTAATGTTTGCTAGCGGTACTGAGTCAACTGAACCTGCTGATACTGCGTATGTTGCGTTAGCTACTTCACCTGTTACTGCTGCCGCTTGAATGTTTGATAGGTTGTTACCAGCACCGATAAAGAAGTTTGCTCTGACTGCGTTGCCTAAGTTAGCATTGACTGAGTTGATGTTAGCACCAGTAGTAATGTTACCTGTTACTGATAGTAGGGTTAGTGTGCCTACACTTGTAATGTTAGGTTGTGAACCTAAGCGTACTGAGTTTGCTAAGACTGCGTTTGTTACTGATGAGCCTGCTACTAGTGATACCCATGTGCCGTCGCCTGCTAGTACGTTTGATACGTTACCATCTCTATTGATTGACGCTACGTTACCGATGCCGCTTACGTTTGCTAGTGCTACTGAGTTTGCTGTTGTCGCATATGTTGCTAAGGTTGCTGATGCTACTGTGCCTGTTACGTTAGAGCCGGTAACTGAGTTTGCTGAGTCAGCAACTGTTGCGTGAGTTGCGTGGGCTACATAGCCGGTTACTGCTGAGCCTTCTACTGATGAGACTGTTGCTGTAGGTGCTGACCATTGACCGTCTGCTCGTAAGAATAAACTTGTGCTACCTGTTGTCTCGTATGTAGGCACGTACTGTGCGGTGCCCGTATCAGGCTTGATCATCAACTTGCCGTCAACTGCTGATGTTAGTAGTGAAGCACCGATCTTGACTGAGTTAGCTAAGTATGCGTCATTGAAGCGATTAGTAGCGTTACCTAGGTTGTAGGTAGCAGTAGTGCTAGGAATAACGTTCTGATTGAATGAGGCAAAGTTGCCCCATGTGTTAGAGCCTGTTAGATAGTGTGTTGCTACACCTGTGAAGTTTGCTGATGCTACGTTGCCTGCGGCACTAGCGTTTACGAATGTTCTCCACTCTACTTTATCATTGACACCTGTTGCTGTTAGTACTTGATTGACTGCGCCGCCTGGGATAGTAATGTTGCCGATAACTAGTTTTGTCTGACCATCTAGTTCAAGGTTACCTAGAATATGAACGTCCTGATTGATTGTCGCACTTTGTTTGATGAGTAGCGTGTTAGCAGTTACTTGATTAACGTTAGCGATGTTACCGCCTGATGTTAGCGTAACTGAGTTAGCAATAACGTTATTTGCTGTGATGTTTGCTACACTAACAATGTTGCCAAAGTTGTCTACCAACAGATTAGCTACGTCTTGTCGTTGTTCAGTGCTCAATGTATTATAGGTTGCCATTTCGTTTCCTTGATTTTGTTTTTATTATTATGCCCAGCTCGTTAGAGTTGTTTTTGTCCAGATAACATTTGCGCCATCAGTATAGTCCTCAATACACACATACAAACTACTACCAGCAATGGTAATATCTCCTTTAGCGTCACCAACAGAGCCTTTATTAGAAGTTGGTGCCGTAGTTTTTAGTTTGGTAGCGATGCGAGAATCATCTACTTGATTGATTTCAATAGTTGTACCGCAATCTAGTGATGAGAATACATAGTGAACTCTGTCAACACCTGCTGGCACAATAATGTATGGGTTACCGGCTGACGGCACAGTGTATCCCTTAATAGTTTTTACACCGTATTTAACAGCATCAGTAATCTCAATCTTCTGACCCGCGGAAACCTCAAGGATTACCTCAACTGTGCCTCGTGTTTCTGTTGGTGCCCACTTTTGAAAATCTAAGATTACGTCACCAAGTAGCCCACCATAATGAACGTCGGCTATAGAACAATCGATTGCTAGGACGCCTGTAAGTTTATCACCAAGGTTCTTTGTGCTGCCACGAAAAGCAATAGTTTGAGCGTTCTTAATAACGCCGTTGGCCATGTCGTTGTCCATAGTTGTGCCGCTTAGCGCACTCTTTACTAGGACTTTGATCTGTAGGTCGTCAAGTTCTGACTTGGCAGTGGTCAAGTTGTTCTTGATACTGGTAAAGTTGTCACGAAAACCCTGGCTACTATTGTTCACGCCAGGTGTTGGGTAGTTACTGTTGATGTTTGTTGCGTTAATGTTAGACATTATTGATCCTTATTCTACTATTTATGATGCGGTAGAATCGAGTGGTGAACTTTGATAGAACACCACGAATGAGTCTCGGGTATCGTCCTGTAGGGTTGAGCTTAGTGGTGAGGTGACTAAGGTCGTGTTAGCAGTGACGTTAGGTGTTAGAACGGTGTTGGCAATGTTGCCGTAGAGTTGAGTTCTAACTCTGATTGTAGAGGTAGCAGGGTTTACATCAGTGATAAAATAGTCTGTTGTAGAGTCAAAGTTACCGATAGTTGTTAGAGGTTTGACCTTCTGATTGACTCTGAGGCCAGCAACGTTAGATAGCGTGATATCAGGAGTCTGTCTTAGATAGAGGTCTGTAGTATCACAACTTGTAGCAACTACCTGGAATGAGTTGTCTGGATACTCAATAGCGGTTAGACTCATTGAGACATTACTGTTAGCAAATGATAGTACTGAGCCCATTCTTGTGCTTGATAGCTGAATAATATTGCCACTGATAGCTGCCACATAATACTGCGTGTTAGCAGTCAAGTTGCTAACTACGGTAGCACCAGTATGTATTACATCGCCTTGTGTTAGAGCAGAAGGAGCTGTAGTTAAGGTAATGTTGCTACCTGATACCGCATTTGCTGTGTATGAGTGTATGCTTGATACAGGTAGCACAGTCATGACCATGTTGCCTGAACCAGAAGTTAGTGCCACTGGCGTAGTACCACTGCTGTTTCTTGCTAGTTTCATGCTAAAGTTATTGCGACTTGCTACGTAGTGAATCTTAGTAGTATCAATGCCACCGAATACTGACGAGCTATCAAACATTACTAGTTGACCTAGAGATAGTTGACCTACGTTAGCATTAGTTCTGGCGTTATAACTTGGCCATGATTCGTTGCCACCAACACCGTATGTGTGGGTTAGGGCACGATCTACCATGAGTCTGTCCATACCAAAGTTGATGCTGTTCATTGACAGAGAGTTGTCACTCAAGTATGACTTGATAGTTGCTAATACTGAGGCACTCTTGCCTGGCTTAGTGTAGCATAGCACCCAGCATTGTGTAAAGCCAGGTACTTTGCCGTCTGCTTGGGTTGATAGCATCCATAGAGGTAGCACTGAACTGTCGTTGATGTTGCCTATCTTCTGCTCAATCTGATCTCGCATGTTGCTTAGACTGTTAGGGTAAACAACCGGTTGTGTAGGTGTTACACCGTCGATACTGACTGATTGACCCCAGATGATTTCTTTGGTGATTGAAATACCGTCTGTGTTTTGTAAGTTATCTACTACTTCACAGTAAACAAGTTCGTACACGATAGCACCTGTAGAGTCACGTGCTACTGCTGTCTTTAGTTCACCTAAACTCAAGTTCTTGTAGTAGTGATTACGAGCGATTGCTTCAACATAAGCTGTGTAGAAGTCATCAGTAGGTACGCTAGGCACACCATACATATGAACATACTTCAAGCCTTTAGAGATGCCGAAGTTGCTGTCGCCAGGGCGATAGATATCCGGCTTGATAGAGGTATTGTGTGTGCTGTTGATGTATGATAACAAGTCTGCGACAGTAGCACGTTGATCGGCGTTCATCAAGCCGGTGATGTATAAGTTATCATACGGGCCGGTGTGACGCTGAGTTGTTTTGATTGTAAACACACGATTGAGTGTAGACGAAGGGAAACGCTTACTGTATGCTTGAACTGTAAATGAGTAAGTTTGTGATGCGTTAGAGGTCTGTACGGTTGTACCTTGCTCAAACGCTACACGACCTACAATCTCGCCTGTTGACAGCAACTTCAAGCCTGGTGGTAGTGAGCCAGCGGTGACTTTGTAGCGGCCGTCAGGGATTGTTGCTGTTAGAGTCATGTTGCCTGACGCATCAGGTGTTAGACTGTTCTCTACTGTTTCTGTTGTGCGCAACTGAATGATGTTGTTGGCAGAGTCAATAGAGTTGATATAGAAGGTAGCAATGTTGCCGATAGCACCTACTGGTGTACCAATGAACTTGACAGGCATATCTTGTGATAAGCTACGAGCAGTAGTCAAGCGAATGTTCTTATTGTTGTTGATAAAGATAGCCTTAGTTTGTACTGTATCACTTGCGAATGAGGCATCAAGTTTGAAGCGGCTGATATCGCCGTTGTTGATTGTGCCCAACTCGCTGTCCGTGTTCCAACCAATTGTGCTCTTACTGTCGCCTGCTACCAAGAATGTGTATTCATACACATCACTGATGAGAGGTATAGTAGCAGTTGAAGATAAGGTAATATTACCTGTGATGCGAGGTGACACACTAACGTTAGCGGTGTCTCGTAAGGTCACTACGTTTGCTTGATATGTGATGTTAGCGATTGTAGTTCCTGATCTGCTCGGTACATAAGCAACACCGTTAGCATACTTCAATGTGATTGTAGGCGCAATCTTGGTCATTGTGATGCCGGTACTTGCGGCAAATTTAACCGAGCTAATCGAAGATAACGTTCTTACTGTACAGGTATTAGATGACGCACCTGATAATAAGGCGATTATATAAGGCACATTAGATTTAACCTCGTTGCTATCTGCGTCAAAATACACAGTATCACCTAGAGCAAACTTAGACTTCTCAGCAACGTTAGCAAATGTAAATGTACTGTTATCGTGAGTGGTAGTGCCTACTGTAGTATTACCATACTGAGTGAAATTATCAACATACAAGGTCAAGTTAGCGGAAGGTGATGTTGAAACATATTGAACTCTTGTGTTTGCTTTGATGCCGTCTAAGGTACCATATCGTGGTGTTAGAGCAGGGTTACCGACAAACAAACGCAAATTACCATCTGATGTGGTGCCACCAGGTACTGTAGGTGTCAAATCTACGTTG